GGAAAGAAAAATGAGAAAAACGATTGAATAATAAAAGGATACATGGTTATGTGTCATTTTATTGTTTTAGAGATAGTGCAAAGTAGTATATAATTGCCTATCCAAATACGTGAATAAGTTCGACAAGAGGGATAAAATGTATTTGGTGGGATATAACAACGCCGGGTTCGATAACCAGTTCCTACGGGCTTTATTCCAGCAATGTGGGGATAAGTATTTCGGATCATGGTTCTATCCTAACTGTATGGATGTATATGTTATGGTGACACCGTTCCTGATGGGTGTAAGAAACGATATGGAGAACTTTAAGTTGATGACCGTAGCCAGAACTATGGGTATTGAGATCGACGAGAATAAGCTCCATGACGCTACTTACGATATTGAGCTGACTAGAGATATATTTTATAAGATAATCAACAAAATGGATGTTAAGTTATGAGGGGAATTTTAGAGGCTATGCATGATTACCCGGATGAGGCGCTTGGGTTGTGTTTCTTTTTGATAGTGGTTATCTGGTTATTATCAGGTATATTTGAGAAAAAAGATGAATGATAAACTCGATGAGATACTGAATCTCCTAAGATCTAAAAATGAAATGATCAAGGATATTCACGACTATGTGAAAGAAGTTACCAGCGAGAAGTATATAGGAGAATCTAGAATGACAAGCTTCTCTATTAACTTGGCCGCTGATATACTTACCGAAGCCATTAGCCCTAAGATAAAGGAGATGATGGTGGATCTATTGAAAAAACAAGGATGGAAAACTGAGTGAAATATGGGGACTTATGAGAGAAAAGTAAATCAATTAAAGGATTTGATGAGAAGGAAATACAAATCAGCTTACAATAAATCCAAGGAAATGGACATAGATATAAGCTCAATGACATATCTTCCATGCCCAGACGCATTTAACGTCATAAATATTGAAAAAATGCATGTTATTCTTGATCGGGTCAATAAGATCATAGATGAGAATAAGGATAAGCTCAAGAACCCAACTTGCGCCACTTGTGTACATCTACATGATCGGGAATGGGCGAAAAGATACGGGAAAGTATGCTGCTCCATTTGGCAAGTGTGCGACCATTATATAAACCCTAACAGGAAATATGATAGGGATCAAAAGACTTATACGAGACGCCCAAGCAATAAGGCTTGTCCTAATTATGAATATGGTGATGATAATTTTGAAAACAGAAAAAGATGCTTAAAGAAAAAGAATACCCGATAAACAGCTATGGCCCAGTACGCACCAACAAAGACCGGACGTGCGTCTGCTGTGGCGATACGGTTCCCGCTGGTAGCAGCAGGATGATGCCGAGGAACGCCAAGTCCAGTTATTGTCTATGCATATCTTGCTTCAAAAAATGGGAATCTGTTGGTGGAGATCTTAAACTGATGGACAATCTCAGCAATGTGAAGAAAGAGCATATCATATATATGTCTAAGATCATGAAAGGTAATTGTGACATTGTTAAAGGTCATAAGCTTTATATAGCCCTAAAGAAGGCGATAAACGAGAAGAAGGCAGCCGTTATCAGATTCGATACCGACCAACCGATATGTATATCGACAAGAATCATGAATCCTTCATTCGGGGTGATCATGGACGAGTACGGTAAGGATATATTCCAAGGTAACCTTAAGCTAATTAATGTCCCTAAAGGTGTCAAGGATCTAATAGTTAACTATATAGAAAAATATCGTAAATTATGAACTTCAAGACATTTGTATTCATGATCCTTACATTCAGGAGAGTAGATCCTATACCTAAGAACATAGGTCTTATGTTGAGTATAACATTCTGGATATCTATAGTATGGATAATATCCAACTTTGCTATATTGATAATGAGATTAATAAAATAGACAAGATGAAACAAGGAGACGTGATATACAAGAATGGCATGGAGCTGCTTGTAGTATTAAGTTACGACCATTAAAAAAATATTGGAGATAGGGATAGCGCTAGGCCTAAAGGGCGCCATATCATGTATATTTGGTTCATTATTAAAAGATGACTGCAATATAAAAGATGAGATAATTGATATATCTAAACATATAAAAGAAAAATTAATATCAAATAAGATGGAATGAATCACGCTAGTCTTTTCTCAGGTATAGGAGGCTTTGATTTAGCCGCTAGAGAGGTAGGATGGAACAATGTCTTTCAATGCGAGATAGATCCATTCTGTCAAAGTGTATTAAAATATTATTTTCCAAAAACAGTATTATATGAAGATATTAAAAGAACTGATTTCACTTCATGGAAATGGAAAATCGACGTGCTCACCGGAGGTTTCCCTTGTCAACCATTTAGCGTCGCTGGACAACGAAAGGGAGCGGATGATAACCGTTATCTCTGGCCGGAAATGCTTAGAGTCATACGAGAGACAAGACCGCTCTGGATTATTGGCGAGAATGTTGCTGGAATCACCAATATGGTTCAACCCGGTAGTGAAACTGACGTGGAAACGAAAAGTGATCAAGATGAAGAAAATTACAAGGAAACGATACTTGAGCAAGAATATATCATCAATACCATCTGCGACGATCTTGAACGTGAAGGATATTCCGTCCAACCGATCATTGTTCCAGCTTGCGGTGTCGGAGCGCCACATAAACGGTATAGGATATGGTTCATTGCTTCCGACTGTTCAGACGCAAGGGTTGAAGGTTTGCGACAAGGACGGGAAGACAAGATTCATGGATTTGAGTTCACTTCCCAAACAAGGGATAAAATACGGAGACTTATTACCGACACCAGTGGCCTCAGATCACACAGGTTCTTGTACGATAAGGAAGATGACAAAAAGCAACGGAGCACCGAGAACAGACTCTTTAAGAAATATGCCTGCCGTGATTGGGATGGACGGGGATCGACTCAATGGAAGAGTTTTCCAACTCAGTCCCCTATTTGTAGAGGAAATGATGGGCTACCCTTTAATGTGGACAACCTTACCATTCCTTACGGGAAATGGAGAAAAGAATCAATAAAGGCTTATGGTAATGCCATAGTGCCGTTGATAGCGGTGAAAATATTCAAGATGATAAATAAAATAGAAGGATATGAACAACAAACAACTTTATAAAATAACATTGACAAGGGAACAACTGATGCTGATATCCCGGTGCGTGGAGGACATAAGCAGATACGCAGCCGGAGACATGGATCTTCAGCATACCACGGAAACTTTGATAAATGATATGGATAGAACGGAAACGCTGGGGATAAGAAGCTTTATAGTCAATAACTCACGAGCGATAAGAAGAAGGTTGTTCCCGGATCTCGAAGACTATGAACATATAGGGTATGATGGAGGTAGTAAAGATATGATCAATAGAAAGAGACTTATCGGAAATACCTACCAGATATATAGATCTATACTGCATCAGCTAGCTATTGACGAGAACTGGAATAACGTGTATAGCGATATTACGTTACCTTCAGGTGATATGGGGACGATTAAAGTGGAGAGGATTGACGATGATAAGGATAACGACATTTAACGATACTAAAATATGAGCTTATTTGTATGCGCTAAATGCGGTTGCGTTGATAATACCGCTACGTCTAGTTATTGGATGTTGACAAACGAGTATATGGTGGATAAATTCGACTATGCCAAGGAACTACAGCCGTACAAGGGCATGGGGCTGTGCAGCGAATGCGGGAGGCTGGCTACCAGCCCAGACGGACGTGATGTCGTGGTGCCCGGTAAATGGCACGGGAAGTTCCCGAAGGAGAAAGCCACCGAAGAGCAGTTGAAACATGTAGGATATAAAAATCTAATAAGATGAATAAGATAAGAAAAGGAGAAGTTAAAATATATAAAGGGAAAGAATACATAGCTATCCCTGAGATAGAAGAAGAGAGTTGTACGGGATGTTGTTTTTACGACAAAGGGATTTGTTTAATAAATCATGCTGATGATCCTAATTGCCTTCATAGCGGCATGATCTGGGAACAAAAAGAAAATAGTATGATCGATATCAAAGAAAAGGCTATCAAATTAGCCATAGATGCCATGAAGCCCATACCGATACACTCATCACCATGCTACAGCGTAAGTGATAACAGATCGCCGGAGGAAAAGCATGAGGAGGAAATGAGGTTTTGTAAGGATCTTAACGACCTTAGATGTGAGATGCTTATTGATATGGCTAAGAAAATAGAAGAGTATTTATTACAAGATATATAACAACCTTAAAAAATCATTATATGGACATTGAACTTTGCAAGAAAGAATTTTTCTTATTAGATGAAGAACTGGAAAGTTTTAAAGATTTTTTGAATGATCCTACAAAAAACATCTATCATTCTATTGATGGAGTAAAAATTGTCAAATCAGAAAATGGGGAACTTTGTGGAGTAGGTAGAATACCTCATCGTCTAAAAATCGTAAAATAAAAAAAATGACGTTATTATGGCTACTAAAAAACAGATATTAGAATCAGATGAATTACTTCAGCAAAAAAGAAAGGCTTATCATCTTTCAGATGAAGGATTCGAGGAATATAAAAAGTTCTTGTCAGATCCCGATCAAAAGAAATTTTGTTTCAAGGGATATTATTATGTAGAGGTAAAGGAGCAGGATGATAAAGAGCTATTAGGAGCAATGGGACGAGTAGTATATAAATAAGGATAGAGGTTATAAGCCTCTATCCTTACAATACTCATACATTATCATAGAAATGTCCATATCTCTTAAAAACATCTCTTTTCTTCCTTGACAACTCCTCTAGATTAACAAATCCTTTCAATGTTATCATGACGGTCATGGCTTTAGCCTCCCAGTATTCATCACCGGGATCAGACCCATATGTAACTAATCCATAATTACGAGCGGACTGATATGCTTCTATCCTACCTCTCTCATTCCTAAAAACATATTTTAATTCCTGTAATAACGGATACATGTTCTTAATCCCGATATAATAGCCAAATTGCTCAAAATATTTTGATGATTCACGGATAAGGACACCCTCTCTTGGAATAGACCTTTTAAACATATCAATTACCGGTTCATTCTCCTTTATAGTATCTATAGCTGTATTTAATTCAGCTTGAACCATCCTCTTCTCTTTCTCAATCTTTTCCTTAGCCTCCAAAGCTAATCTAACTTCCTTCTCAGCTTTCATCCTAGCCTCATACTCATCGGCCCATGCTCTTGCTGCTTCCGGAGGATTATTAAAATTTGGCAGTTTCACTAAACCAGTAGTAAGAAGCTCCTTTATTTTAGAATTACACCAAACTTTGAATTTAACATCAAGCCATTGGGCGAAATCTATAGCCACATCCTCATACAACCATGTCCCTCCTCCGTTTTCAGAGCTTCCTCTCATTTTTATAACTAATTGATCCTCAGATATGTGTGTCTGGCTCACAATTGTACTAACTAATTCATTTACATATATTTGCCTTAAATAGTCAACAGGTCTCTTATTATATGGGCGAGCCATATCAGTGGCATTAATAAGAATACCATAACTGGTCTTGATAAAAGCTACATTATTCCCATTGTAATTAAAAATAGTAGACAATCCCATTTCGTTGGATTCAGACGTCAAAATTCCGCTACTATCCTTCACGGAATCTTGATAAATGCTTACATTTGCATTCATAATTGATAATTGTTTATTCCCATCCGTCCGGGATGGATAGATGGGAATGCAAAAATAGCCAGTAAGATTGTATTAAACAACTTTACTGGCTATCTTTTCGTCATACTATATCAGTTATCTACCTCTATCAAAGTACCAATTAGCGTCCTCCCCGGACTCGTCCTTATCCCTGCCTCCTAAGAAGAATCCCATCGTCATGCCGTTGGTCATCAGCCAGTAGTCGGATGTCTGCTTAATATCCCTAGCCGTCTTGATATTATACCATTGCTTACCAAACGAGAACTTCATGAGCTGCCTCCATAGTTTGCTCTCGCCCTTATATACGCCGGTCTGGACGGTAGCGAACGGATCCCAGTTTCGAGGATCGGTGAGGTCGCCTAACTTCCGGGCGGTGACTAGCGGATCCTGTAGCATGTCTATGGCGTTAAGCTCCATGAACGGGGATGTCTGGGAGGCGATCTCATTGATCGTCCTGAACCCGATGTAGGTAATGAACTGCCCGAACCAGCTATCCTCATTATCCTCCCTATATCCCATCAAAGCCCGTCCTATGGCCATCATCGTAGCGAATACCGCCATGTTGATAATCGATCTCTTGATATTGATCTGCTCGTAGGGGGTAAGCTTATCATACTCTTCCTTAAGCACGTCATATGCCTCTCCCATCCTGCCCTCGGACATCGATCCATAGACATTACCGGCCAGTCTCCATAACGTTCTCATATATCCTTCCTCAAACTGGTTGGTTTGGAAATTGAAACCGGCTTTCTTATACGCCCGCTGTACGGCCAATATAAACCATCCACGGTGAGGCAGCACCATATTAAGGATAGCGTTCCGGCTAGCCCCCACCCGGTTCTGCTCGTTCAAGGCGCCGTCACAGATCTGCACCATACTACTTACCCTACTGGACAAGGTGGGTATATATCGGTCTATAATATCCTTGTTAGCCTCGTTCTTAGCCACGATCTTTCCGTCCTTGACATCTACCATGTTCCACATAGAATAATCCCTTAAACGCTCCCAATCGCGTTTAGCCTCGTTAGCGGACATATTTCTGTCTTTCATCATCATCTCCTTGAAATTGGAGTATGACCAGAACTGACCCTCGTATAGGCGGGTATCATCCATGACCGAGATAATGACCTGCGGATCCAACGGGGAGTTAAGAACCTCCATCATCTTAAACGGCAGGTCCCGGAATAAGGTTCTCCAGATTTTGTTATACGCTGCCGATCGTACACGGTTACGGACATTGAACACGCCTAGAGCCTCTCCAACGACATATAGCTTGTTGGTGCGGTTTATATCCCCGATCTCCGACACGTACGTACTTAACTGCTTCTGGGCTTCCCCATAGGCGTATTTCATGGAGTCCTTGCTTATATACTGCCCTACCATACCCTCCAAAAGGAAGTTGGCCTGCCCGGTAAGGGCGCCGGTAGCCGCGACGAATGGGGAGAAGCCTAAGTTGGATTTGGATACGAATTTGGTAAACATAAGAGCCAGCTTATTAAGATCGACCTTATAATTACCTATATCCCATTCTGCCCGCTTATTATTTATCCTAACATCATAGATACTGGCGTTAACCCAGTCCTGAAACATTCTATAGGCGTGAGTGGCCTCTGGGTTCTTACCGCCGTCGTATTGCGTCTCCAGCATCATGTTCCTGTATCCCATGACATCATCCAAGGCCGCCCTCTTATACTTGTAAGAGGTCGCTTGTAAGGATAACATGGAATAGGAGTAGGCGAAGTCATGGGACACGTCATCGGCGTTCTCCAATTTATTAAGATAGTATTTGGGGATCATACGATATTTGTTATCGTTCTCATCAATCCCTCCTAGGTCTTGCCCCTGACCATGTATAGGGTCATCCACCCTCTCGCCAACGATATCACGTACGGCGTTGCCGATGGCCGCCTTCGGGTCAACCCCGGCCTGCACCATCCTCTCCACGCCGCCCTTGGATATCTGTGGTATTTGGTAGATGTTCCGGAATCGCTCATCATAATCCTCCATAGCCTTATGGCTTATGTTAAGAAGCTCCTTCCTCATCTCCCACTTATCCTTATTGATCGTAGCTTCCTCCCCTTCGTTGGTAATACCGTATTTCTTGAAGAAAGCCTCGTTCTTGTACTTATCGAACCTAGGCGTATGATATCCATAACCCAGATCGGGATTATAATTAGGATTACGGAAAGAACTCTCGGCGTCAGCCTCATCAAGCCACTGGTTATTGATCGTCAGATCGATCATATTAATATCAAACCCGAAACGGGATACGCTCTCTTCCTTAGATATACCATTTTCTATGGCATCAAAGAACTCGGATACCTTATACGTACCGTTATTTATCTTCCTAACGAAATCAGAATATCCCTTGGGAGAGTATCTCCTCATATAAGGATACAGCCGGGTCCTGGCGTACTCGACAAGGATCTTATCAGTCTTACCCATCGCTATGTCGTTAGCTAGCTTATTATTGAAGTCAGGACCGTATTTCCTTCTCAAAAACGATACCTCCACGGTCGTCCATGACGGGTTTTCCCGAGATAACTTGGCGGCCATCCTATCCACCTGACTCCGGGAGCGGGCAGACATATGTTCCTTGGCGAATTTAATCTCATCCATACCCTTGTCGTATGCCATGGCATCCCTTAAAGCGTTACGGTAAGAATCCGTGACTCCACTCTCCACCGTATCAGGCATATCCATCTCAATAGCCTCAGCGGAAGCGGCGGCGTTAATAACGCTCTTAGCCTCAGCCAGACGATCATATAACTCGTTTATCTTTCTTAATGAGGCGGATCCACGTAACCTATCGAAATCATATTCCCCGTATCTCGTGCTATCCCGGTACTGGATAAGCAAAGGCCTTAGCTGGTCATTGATCTCGTTTATTGTCGCCATCGCCTCCTCTACCTTCTCTATCCTTGATGATGATACAGATTGCTCCGTGATCTTATCAACAAGATTCTCGTAATAATCACCCTCCTCGGATCCCCACATATCCTTAGAGAAACCAAGATGACCGCCAGCTAGCAGGAACTCAAACGCAGCCTTGCCGCCCTCGGACCGCTCTATCCCACGAAGTATCTCCTTGAACTCGGCGGAAGCCCTACGACCCTCGTTGGTATTCCCGAACTCCTCGGCCCACGCCTCGTCCCATGCCTTGATCTCCTCGGACATCATCAGAGCCTCGGATCCCTCTTCCTTTGGTGTCCCATCGGAATACCACTCGCTCTTGGCTATAGCCCTGTCACGTAAAATATCCAGATAAGATCTCCAAGCTATAGGATCGGATTGAAACGCCTTCCAATCGACCTTCCCGTTCCTCACGAACTTATCCATAGCCACATACCGGCTCCTGCGGATACGGGTCATGAAATCGGACGTGGCTTGCGATACCCTACGACCCAGTCTTTCCTCGACCTTCTTATTGACTTTCTCGATCTTATCGTAATAAGCCTGCACCATAGGTTTCTCCCGGTTCTCATCCAACCACTTATTTATCGTATCCAGATACCGTTGCTGATCCTCGAACGTCATGTCCGAGATATCGAAATTCTGGATGGTAGGCTTGAATATATGATATACCTCCTTAGTGATAGGCTTATCCCCGTCATATCCTACTATGTCGTCACGGGTCTTCACCTTAAGGCCTCTATCGGATAGAAGAAGGTCGATAAGTTGTTTCTCGGTCTTACCCGTAACATTCTTAAGATCATATATATCGATAATAGCCTTAGCCTGCTCGGTCCTGTATAGTAAATCGTATTTGGCGAAATCACGGGACGAGTCAAGGTAATCCGAGTTCTTCCCATTTATCTTCTGTATAAGATCCTCATTATCCTTTATCCCCCATCCACGCTCTTTCATCATCCTAGTCATCTTATTGATATTGGATATACCCTCGGTATGGGCTTCATTATGGGCCTTGGCTAGACGTTGGCCTAACATACCTAAAATAGCGTTACCACTATGCTCCAGCGTACCAAAGAACCGGGACATGACATTGATATCCTTATGGATGTTATTTATCAACTTCTTTATCCCATTCCAATATCTTTCCGGGATATTAAACATCCTGAGCTGTCCATCCAGCCAGTCCTCATTACGATCACTTCGAAGAGCATTTATATCAGACATGGATGTCTCAGCCATACGTAATATATCATCCATATCCTCTACCATGCCAACCTTATTGCTGCCATAATAATCAGCCGCCTGATTATTGACGAATCCACGAAGGTTCCTGATCAAAGGAACTATCTCCCCATATACGTTATCGATAACCTGTATCGTCTCATAATCCAATCCTTTTCCGCTCTTACGTAGGCTACTGGCGACAGTGACCAAATACTCCACCTCAGCCTTGGCGGTCGCTATGACGCTCTTGGTGGATAATAGGTTGTTATTCTTATTTAGCTCACCCCCGACTTGTCTCACCTTCTCGCCTATATCACGGAGAAGGGAGATGCTTTCCCCGATCCTCTGGCTCTGGCTTGACCTCATCCTCTGTAATCTGGTGTATAGCCTTTCCAATGACCTCCCGTTCTTGATCAACTTATTGGCCACGTCAACATCCGATAATGAGTACATGAGATGGTCGCTATCCTTTAACAGAAGCACGTCAAATGCGCTTGGATCATCAGCTAACGCCGACTCCTTTATCCTATCAAGAACCTTATTCAAGTCTGATCTTTGAGTAGAGAAGAAATTCCGTATAGCCCGGATTATCCTGCCAAACAAGGAGAGCTGGGCGTCCTCGGACGAGGCCAGATCCTCCACCGCCCGCTCCATGCCCGGTACGAACCGCTGGGCCAACGTCTTGCCTAGGATCTCCCGCTTCACCATCCGATCCAGTTCCTCCCCTTGGTACTCCTTTCCATACACCTCATAGTAACGACCGGCGAATTGATTCCATAATGGCGTGCCGACAACAGAGTCAAGAACCTCATCAATCTCCTGCTGGTTACGATAAGTATCGATCAAGAAGTGAGCCACCTCCTCATTAAGATCCTCTACCGTAGCTCCCTCAGCCAAAGCAATAACCCCATTAGCCATATCGGACAATGCCCTAGCCGAAGGATCCACGCCATTACGCATCTTATACTTGTCCATGTATTCGGACATACCCATCACACGGATACCTAATGTGGATAAGATGTTGGTTATATCGGTCCTGTTTTGAAGATCTTCTGCCTTCTCGTTCTCAATAACGCCACGGACATTACTCCCATATAAGGCGTTATCCTCCATCATCAACGATAGCGCTAGCTCCATGAACCCATCATACCTGTTATTAAGTTCCTCGAACCGCCCTTGCCTTAACATGCCTTTAATCTCAGACCTGCTTACCGTGACCTTCTCCCCGGATGTCGTGATAAGATCAAGATCGTCGCTCACCTCCGTATCAAAACCTATAGAACCCAATACGTTCATCTCAGAGGACTGACTTCCAAATCTATTCCTAAGGCTGGATAAGGCATCCATAGCGTTATAGATCTTAAGACCATCGGAGTTGCCGGCCCCGGTAAGATAATACCTATCCCCCAGCTTTATACGCTCACCGCTTAACATACCTTTCTTGATAAGGTAATTGACAAACCCTCCACGGGTACTTATATTAGAATCTGAGCTGATGCCAAGGACAGGGATGAACGAATCACTGTTGTTAAGGGTTATGGAGGACGAGCCAAAGGAGATGTCAGCCGTACCGGACGGGACGTCGCTCTCCTCGACACTGCCGGCCAAGAACCCGGCCTCGATCCGCCCGCCGGACGATCCTTTTATGGCATTGGCGTAAGAGTCGTGTATCTTGCCGTCATCCGATCTAAAAAACAGGCGAGGCTCACCGGAATCATATACCAATCTTGAAGATGGGGGCGTATAATCTTCAATATCATTTAACGGCAAGACATTACCAGAAAATATGATCTCCCCATCTATATTTCCGCCCTTCACCCTGATATTAGGTCGTTGACCGGTAAAAGCGCTTTCCACGGCCTTCCATAACATACGGGCTGTCTCCTTAATATCTATATTCTCCCTGATAGCCCTTATATCATCCCATGACGCCTCTTTCAGTATCGTATCGCCAATATTATCCTCGTTTATGGAATCCAGATCCACCTCCTGTACCGTAGATGTATCTACCACAGCCATATCATTGACATCACCTACCTCTCCGGAGGTAAGATAAGCCACGACATTGTCGCTATTCCCGAGACTTCTGGCCAACGCCGGGGCATCCATATCGCTTATGGCGGACAAGACCTTGGCTGACATAAGCTGCCCCCACTCGCTAGCGTTAAGTTTGGCACTTATGGATCTGGCGGCATCCTTATTCCTTGACACGGATCTAGCCCAGTCACCGAACTTGGACCTGAACTTGTCGTTATAAATAGTCATATAAGCCTCAGCCGCCTTATCAAGATCACTTACGGCTGCTATACCCGCTATCTTATCGAACAAGGTGGATACCTCTCCGGAAGGGGTCAAGACACGGGTTATCTTACCCTCCTTATTCCTTTTAATTACGCAACTCGACATAACTTCATGTTTTTGACAAAGATAAACAAAAAGCCCCCACAAATAAGCGGAGGCTGATATTCTTATATTCCTTATAGAATTTATGACTTAATCCGTATTCTTGCTATTGATGAACTCGCTAACACAATCACCAGCGAAGCCGGCTATATACGCTGCGTGTTCATCCTCTCCAACCTTAAATCCAAGAGACATGTTGCAAAATTGGCATACGCTCATTGCTATATGGAATGACTCGTGACATATATTTCTCATTATTAAATCATCGTCGCTCGAAAAATTCCAAAGTATGGCAAATTTATCATCATCGTCCCTATCCCTTACCAAATTTGCGAAAGACGCCTCCTTGTCCATATCATCCTCATCTCCCCATTTCCCCTCGTGTTCAGGTTCCATATTATCGAAACGATCACACAACGTCTTATAATCTAATCCAACCGTGATAATCAAATCCAACGGATATATCACGAAATCAAATTTCTTTTCTCTCATAATCCCTTTAATTTTTCTATAACCTCAAAACACATCTTACACTCAATCCTACGATACAACTGCCTTACGCCATCTATCGTAGTCCAATAACGACCACCCTCTCGGTGCAGGAACTCACTCATTACCTTAGTGTCAGCCACATCATGTAGATCGTATGAGTCAAAACATAACTTACATATATCGTCAAGATCAAAATAAGTAACCTTATTATACGACATACAACGGATTTGTCTCCCATCAGGAACCTGAACATCGAAAACATTTATCTTCTCCATATTAAAAAACAGAGGGATGCCGATCCCATCACAGACCGGTATCCCTTATAATAAATTAGCGACGAAAAGAATGGTGATGGACATGCGCCACAAATGTAATTACAAAATTCGTAAAAACAAAATATCAAGGACAATCACCTATGCATTCGCACGGAGCATCGCTTTTCAAAACCCCATACACCCGATTGTCGCTAGTCAGCCATCGTTTGCCGTCACTCGTAATATAAGCCTGCCGGCATCCCTCCTGATTCACCGTGAGCGTCTTCTTAACACCTTTTGGAGTTGTTATCTCCAACTCAAGGGTACGATCAAGACCTTTGTTCATTACCGAACCAAAAGAAACAGCGGCGTTACCGGTCCCGGACCCGGGGCTGACGGTCAAGTGCTGGTCCGTCACCTCGCCTACCCCGTCTTTCCAATTAATATCTATATCATTCATCCTATTTAATGCTTTTTGTAAATACTCATCGCTTAATGTCCTATCATAAATATCAAGAGCATAAAGAGCTCCATTCCACACATAAGCTTGAACACCCCTAGAGAAAGTGCCTATATATAAATTATCCACGGTTGATGTATAATTTGAAGATACAAGATCCATCTCTCCATTGTAAGACTCCTTAGTTACATAAACGATCGATAATTCAGGGTTATATATATCTTTTACAGCAATATCCTTACTACCAAGACGTACATATACATTTTTGGAATACGCTAATTCACTACAAAATTGCTGAGCCTGATTCGTTGATACACTTTTAGATAAAAAGCAATTAGTGGATTTAGAAGGATTCAAATTAATTATTTTATATACAAACGTAAAATCATTGATGGCCGGGAAATTCTCGCATATACCATAATCATCAATACCATCAAATACAAGAGCGCCACCTTCGTATCCAGAACCAAGCGTAAACCCAAAATTCTTCAACACAATATCGTGACCGTTTCCAGACAAGTCCTTTAACACGTCTCTATCTGCGTCACTGTTGCCCTTACCATTACATCTATAAGAAGCCACTAAATAATCATCTATATTAGCCATAATCTTTTTTCTTACAAATATACTAAAACAAACAAACCCCAATCAGCTTAAGTCGATCGGGGTTTGAATAAACAATGAAAATCGATTATAATCTTCCTAACATCCTCATCACGGTTCTAGAGGCAGCATTTTTCCATGTCCACTCATCGTTAGATGTTACGTTAACTGTCTGAGCGGAACCGTTAACATCCAAATTGATAGTTTCCTTATCAATCTCAAGAGTAGAGTCACCAGCGGCTTGAGTGATGGTAACTTGCGCCTTTTGCCCCCCGCCAGCCGCTACGCTTAGCGTAGCCACCAACTCCTCGATAGAGACATTGGCAGGAACATTGGAGATAGTAATACTCCAAACAAACTTTCCGGTAGCACCAGGATCGTCAGCGATAACAGCGCCGTTAGCTGTCTGCTTACCAGCCGCCGTATAATTCTCGGGGAGCTGTAAAGTCAGGCCATTCTCCTTCGCCGGAGTAGCAGCGAAAGTAAGCTTAGTACTATTAGACTTACCTGTGATAGTTACATTACCACCGGTTTTAGCGACAGTGGCCGTAGGACTATCCGAAGTCACGGACTCAGAGGCGGCGGCCTGATTAACTACCAACGCTTTTTGAACGCCACCGTTAGTAACGACAATAAGATTAGCTGTACGCTCAAGACGACCTGTATATTTATCTCCTGATATAGATACCGCCTGATCACCTGATCCTGATACCGGATCGACTGTCACAAAACCAAATTTTTGTGATGCCATATTCAAATAATTTTAAAAAATGTCCTTTTATTATGCCAAAAATAACTTATATAATGTTAGCCATAAAATATGGGGGGGGGTAGATCGCACTACGGCTACACCCGCTCCACGTACAGACCTATTAAATCCTGTAGATTATGGCTGAGAGGAGTTCCGCTATCCCTAGTACACTTATACACATCAGCGTTCTGGATGTAATATTTATCCTTGAATATCTCCATTGGAGGGAAATACGGGATAGGATCCCCTATGGTCCCGGCATGCTCCTTATCAATGACCTTGTATAAGGAAGCCGTATTTAGTCCGGGTTCCCATTCCGCTGACAACGTATGTGACTGAATAACCTCATAAAGGATATCCGTATCGTCCTTAACCACCCTGAGGCAGAATCCGGCATCCACCGACAACCCGAACTCCGCCCCTTCTTGTCCCCATATAGGGAATAGGACCTTAATATCCAATTTCTCGTTAGAAGATAAAGATATGGTCTTATTATTAACTACCATCCTAGAGAATTTGGCAGCTACTTTCTGGGGATCAGAAGCGTCCTTCTCCTTCGCCTGTTGCTGGATGTACGCCGTGGTAACACTTACCTTATCGGGATAGCCGGACTGAGCGTCAATAGCCCTCACCTGCTCTACGGTAGTGGCTAAGCTTACTTCCCTCTGTTTGGCTCCTAACGCCGACATCAGATCATTATCATACTTATCCATCATCCCGATCAAGATCTTGCCTTCCGTCATATCGAACTCCAGACCTATGATCGTTATCTTACCAGCTATAGCCCCATCAGCCAAAGCATTACGCCTATCATATTCAGGGATATAGATATTTTGATCATCCAAGAAGAACTCATATAGATTTCCGGTCTCATAAGTTCTTATCTCCTCATATTTAGCCGATTTCTCCTCATTAAGAAGCCTTGAGTCATCCAATTTAGCCTCGATAATTTCCTTAACCGTAGCTTTAGGATTGGCCTCCTTGAACGCCAGTTGCTCCTCCCCAAGTTCTATCCATGGGGCGGGATTCCCGTTAATGTAATCATCATAACTATAACCCTTAGCGTAATTATCATCAAGCGGATCGTCCTGAACTAATTGATTGGGATATATTTCCCTATTTATATATACGTAGCTCATGTCTTATATCATTAATCTTGTTCTTTAACGGCGATACTATACTTACCTGAAGCGTAACACCAGATATTTATCTCGAAAGGCTTGTTAGCCGTAGTGGTGATAGAAGTTCCGCTCATGCTGACATAATCCCCGGAGTTGGGTATCGCTTGGGTGAAAGCCGCTGAGGGAACGCACCTGATCATCAACTCCTCCCCTACCTGCATGCCGGAAGCCACGGATAAGGTCGTAGCGGCTGATAACGTGGCCGTGATACTTCTCTTGCTAATAGGCAGGTTAGCTAATGTCGTGACCGTATTAACCCCTATAAGCCTGTTCATGGTCTTCTTATCGGCGGCCGCCATCAACCCGTTAGTAGACTCGTTGGCTACGGCGTATGTCGTGTTAGGAGGTGTAGCCCAAGTGCCATCTCCACGCATGAAACTGGATGTACTGCCATTAAGCTGTCTCAATAAGCCGTTAGCTGTAGTAGAGGCCAATCCGTATGTAGTATTGGTAGGCACTACCCACGTTCCATCACCACGAAGAAAGGACGTCTGCTTGCCAGCGGCTGGGGCCGGTACCAATCCCGCCGATCCTGCGGCTGAGGACGTCGCTCCACCCATGTTGCTATATGTGGTATTAGGAGGGGTTTGCCATGTTCCATCACCACGAAGATACTTGGCTTGCGCTCCGGCGGCTGGTGCTGGTACCAAACCTGCCTTTCCTGCGACAGAGGCGGTAGCGGCTTCCATATTGGTGTATGTTGTGTTATTGTCAGTCCAAGGGACATTGACGTACATCTTGCCATTAGCCAATAGCACAGCGTAGTTCTTTCCATTAGAAGCATAGCCGATCTTAACCAATCCTAAGGTGTCGGCCGTGGCTTCATTATACGTTGTGTTATTATCCGTCCACGGAACGCTAACGTAAGCATTGCCGGACGAATCCAGCTGTACCTTATAGTTCTTCCCGGAAGTCGTATATCCTACCTTAATACCGCCAAGAACGGTAGCGGAGGACGTGGGAGGGGTGAAGGTACTTGGTTTGCCCGTAACCCCGGACCAAGGCACGGAGGAAGCCTGACTGGCCGTGTAAGGCTCATACCCATCCTCACTGTTCAATTTAGACTCGTCTTTTATCAGATACATCTTACCTGTAGACGTGACCTTTACCGTATCACCGCTTTGAGCCGTAGCGGTGGTAAGGGCGAATCTAGCCGTATCATCAGCTACCACGACCAATCTCTCCAAAGCCGCCTTAGGTAACCTATCTATGCTGATGGTTCCGGATGCGATCTTAGAGGCATCAAAATTGGCCAATGTCGTGGAGATAGTTACGTTGCCTCCGAAGTCCGATGAGACACTACCGGTAACAGCCCCGGACAGCGCTATGGTCCTAGCCGCCTGTAATTTCGTGGCGGTAGGGGCATTATCCGTCTTAAGAGCATATTTGGTAAGATCAATATCATTAGCCTTATCCAAAAGCTGCTCTATCTGATCACCATTGTATTTACCTTGAAAATCTGCCATATTACACTTATTTTTTGCTCAAATATAGTTATATACATAAATACCAAGAAATCGAGGGGAGGGGGAGATACGGGTAAGTGTCAGAAACTGCCGTCCCCGTGCAGGAATCCGCTACGGAATATAATAGCCTTGTCTTTAAGTTTCTGGACAGAACCCCATTCCCATTCACCCTCACAAGGCTTAACGACATACTTATTCCCCCATGTCTTAAACTTCCTCTCTATAACAAACATCTCTGGGTCTTTTAAGACATGGAAGATACTTCCGACAGGGAAATACTTATCAGTCCTCAATATAACACGATGATGTTTCTCGTCATATTCAGGATCGCCTACGATACGTGCCTTATAAAATTGGAAATCATTTAACGTCTGATCCACTGGCTCTATCCAATAATACCCCTTACCCATTGCAGTTTGTATTTAATTATCTATATTTGCGGTGTAGTAACTCATAATGTTTTAAGTGATTTTCAACCAAAGTGGAAGGGTGTCCGTGAGGATGCCTTTTTTCATTCCCGCCCACCCTTCCTATGAACAAAAGATCTACCTCGAACAAATGTAATCATAATAAAGCTACGGTCAAAAAGAAACCCTATCGGTATTCTATTGCCGACAGGGTTCTCCAACGTTGTATCAAACTAAATCATATCACTCCATTTGATTGTGTCACCGACGAAGCACCGCACCGCCAGATACCTTACGAACGCCGTCCCTTCCGGGGCGTCAGGGTCTTCCAGATAAGCCAAGACAGCCTTGACTATTTTCTGGTCGCAATCCAATACCTTAGGAAAGTAGTCGCTATAGAACATAGCGAACAGATATTGGATATCTCCCCAAGTGGCGTTATCAGGTTTCTTGGCCCCGCATTTATCGAACATCTGCTTAGCGTCCTCCTATGCTTATCGATACTATCGAGAATATCGGAGCTGGTTCTCTTAGCGGCGTTAAGCTGGTTCATGATCGGATCGACCGAGCAGGCCAAAGTTATGTTATTGGACATAGCGACATCCCTGCTCTCCGGTACGACGTAGGTCATGGAAGACCCGTTTATCTCCACGGTAAGGTCTATCACCCTATCCTGTAGTTGCTGATATTGCCCCATCTGACCCATCTGGGGTTGCTGGAACCTAGGCTCGGACACGTTAACCACATTCCCCATCCTGAACACCGGAACATCGGACGTATCCAGCGTATATACTTGAAATCCTTTCTTTAAGTCTCTAAACATATCTCGATTTTTAAGCGGGAGGGAATACCCTCCCATTAGACATCCAATCTAACCTATTCCTCATCAACATCCGTTTCCGACGCTGACGCGGCGGTTGTAGGCACACAGCAATCCATGAGCCTCAATACACCCCTTACCTTATTGAAATAAACAAGGCGTTCGGTGTTGTTAACCATAGCCGCTCCGGTCACAGCCACGTTGATCGGGTTCACCACAGCCACGCCGGTTACCGGGCAGCATGTGTCATCACCCACCGTGGATACGGTGCTGTTCGCTGGGACAGCTATCTGTACTGGCAATGTCTCGCCTGTTGTCGGAACCACCTGCCGGATTTTCAGCAGCAGAAGGCCCTCGCATGGCAAGGACAGCCATATCCTTGGGTTGATGCCGAAGACGGTGTTGGTAGTAGTCACTACCACGTTCTTCGTGACCAACTCATAAAGAGACCCTATTTTAGAAACACAAGCCATAATAGCCTCCTTCCTTTATAGAGTTAGATAGCGGCGTTTCCGTTGTTGCAGCAGCCATTGTTGCATCCACAACTATTACCGCAGCATCCTCCATTGTATCCACTAAATCCTTGATATGGATAACCACCATAGCCATTACCTGCAAACGGGTTGCAGACTAAATAGCTAGGCACCGGGCAAGGACGAATCTGGTTAACAATGTTTTGAGTTTGAGCTTGCTGAGCGGCGAACAACTCCAATGTCTGTTTTTGCTCACGAAGAGAATTGATCTCATTCTGCATTTCACGCTTCTCAAGGTTACAGAACTGCTCATTGATAAATTGAGTCTGTGCGTCTATCTTAGCGCTCAAGATATTAAACTGACTCGTAGACTGCTCTCTGTTGTTAGCCAAACCGTTATTGATATTGTTCTGAAGAACATTGGTTTGCTCTAACGTCCGCAATTGATTGTCAAAACCCTGCTGCGTTATCATATTTTGAGTAGCGCACGTGCTTTGGTTGATCAAAGAACTCAAATTGCAGCAGCAAGAGCTAATTTGATTACCGATCTCACAACCTTGTTGCTGTACGGCGTTAATAACAGCCTGAGAGGTCATACCTACCTGACCAGCTACCTTATCGATAGCGCCTTGTACGTTACAGATAGCGTTTTGCAATTGAGTGGTAGTACAGTTCAAGGCGTTAGCGATCTGATCGATAGCGCTTCTGTTACCTTGGATAGCCTGCATCAGAAGCTCACGACCATAGTCGTTATTCAATTGAGCTGGAAGACCATTAGCGCAACACTCATTACCATTGCCAAAACCATTGCCAAAGCCACGGCCACCCCATAACCAGAACAGGACGATGATCCACAACCACCAACCGTTAGCCCCGCCGAAACCGTCTTGGTTGTTACGGCCGTTCATCAAGGCCGCCACCAAGTTCGGATCCATCTTATTTCCGCCTATTAAGTTGGCGAACATCCCCGGAATCATAGATAATAAACCGTTAGTGGCGCTTCCACTACCGGAACCCATACCGTCTAACAAAACGATTTTGTCTCCACTTGTACCCATGTCTATTTATTTTTGAATTAATAATAACCCCACCTGATGGCGGGCGTTACAAAGTTCAAAAATTAACAGCCCTAAAATCGTGATATGTGTCATCATCAAAGTACGTCATGTCTTGTAAATGGGATTAATAAGAACCGATACAAGACAAAAAATCCGGAGCGTATCACTACGACCCGGATTCATCGCAAATCTATAAAATCCAATGTTTCAATGCTCGAAAGAAAACGTCTCACGACGTCAAAGAGAGATTAACTACACGAAAAATCTCGCATCAACTTATTTGTATTAGCAGTGTATTCATTAACTATCTTACTGGATGAGGGATTATCCTCTATCCTTGACAGGCGGTTATCGTCACTCCTTACCGTAACGTCACCCATCCTTCGTACCATGTTTTCTTGATATGATGATGGATCGGAGTATATAAGATCATCAACGAACCTGTATATCGCACCATCAACCGTCTCACCTACCTTCTCATATAAGCCGGATTGGAATGACACGAAATCATCATACCTCTCACGAGCCAAGAACGAACCGTCCGGTCTCGCCTCGACGCCGCCGTTGACCTCCCGGAGCAGGCCCGGATTCCTTTGGTACAGATACCTGTAAAACCCGGCATCCATCATCCTGTCCTGACTATCCAGATAGAAAAGGTTTCTCATGCTACTGTCACCGGACTCGATAGCCACGTCAAACAGAAGATCCCTTACCTGACCTTCCGGCAACGACATCTCCATGCTTTTTAACGTACCTCTGTCATGGTGGTTCAAAGATACGTTATAAAATCCATTAAAATCAAGGAAACGTAAGACATTATTATATAAATCCGATTTTTTTAACCTTTCCTTGATCTGGATCTTCCTCAACGAGGTACAGGATTTGATAAAATCCCGATCCTTTCCCTGCCTAGCCTCGTATCTCCTGAACTCTCGATCAATATCGACATCATCCATCTCAGGAGTCACGGGATGTTGGTATATTAATCTGGTAAGGATCATGTTCTCGGTATTCGAGGATGAGATGTTGGACATAACTAGCTTCTTTATGTTATCCTTGACCACGCCAATATCGGAACGGGAAGCCCCTGCGGGAACCACGCCAGCCGGCAAGTACGAGGGCCGCTCTATCCCGATATCGGCCAACATCTCATAGGCCTGATCGGTGTCGATTATCGGAGCCGTGTTATGGTACGTATTCCTACCCATATACAACATGCTCCTATCATACATATCGGAAGGGGATGTATTCCCGGACCTTACATACACCATCCTATCCCCAGTAGAATAAGTATCCTGAACCTCGTATATCGGGTTCCCTTTTCCTGTTATCCTATCAAGATCGGAGATAAAGCTATCGTATACCGAATTGCCGGCCTGTATGGAAGACAACATGACATCCAGCGACGCCATAAGATCACGGATATCCTCCGGTCTGGATATAATCATCTCATCGCTGATCGCCTCGCTTATATCCACACCCATGTCGGCAAGATCCATGGCTATGTCATGCAGACGTCCGGCAACGTCCTTGATGTCCTTAAAATCATCCATATCGATTATCTCCCCAACCTTATCCCTTAGACCCTTCATATCCTTAGGCATACTGATATACGGTATGGTACTATTGAAGTACGAGTCGGTAATCGTATTTCCGTCCTGACTCCGAACCTCCATACGGGTCATATTACGATACGTGTCATACATCCGATCTGCGTAATCCTGATCCTCCTGATACCGGAGTGCCAAGGAAGGGTAGGGGATGGAGGTGAAAGCCTGATCGAACTCCCGGCGGTCGCTGATACCGCCTACCGCCCTCATGATCGTATCCCTTACCTCTATTGGATTCAAGACCTTTCTCTTCCCTAACGAGTCATATGTATCCTCATATATCATATAATCATCACCAAGACCTGACTCGGAGGATAGGAAATGCATATCCTTCTCATTAAGATCCCCGTCAGACATAAAATCGACAACCCTCCTCATCATATCCCTTACCCGCTCATACGCTGATCTGTTGGTCATGATATTATCAATCTCATCAGCGTCATACATCCCGGATCGTTCAAGATTATATCTGTTGATGAATATATCACCGCCGGAAAGGAAATTAGATACAATCATATCATTAAGATCATTGATATTATCGACTCCCAAGGAAGTAAGGGTGTTATTGATATCCTTAACCTCATCGGCCATGAAATTGCCAGCGAAATAGTTCTTTCGCTTGATAAATGACATAACATCATCATACCTAGGTTCCCCATTACTATCCAGATCATATTCTGATGGCATGGACATCCAATCGCCAAAGAAAGACACGAAGTCGGGGGAGTAGGCCGTACCCCAGACCGATAAGGCCTGCTTCTGGTCGCCAAGCACCTCCATCGCCCTTTGGTATAATCCGGATGGTTGGTTATTAGGGGCAAGGACATTATCTACCCTACCCTCCTTATTTTTTATAACATAACAAGATCTGCCCATTACTAAATCGTTTTGTTACAAAGATATAAAATCCCATCTACTCTCACGAGCGGACGGGATACCAAAATAACAACATAATAACAAACCTTATGTTTCTACTGAAAAGTACAAATCATTTTGCCGATCCTCACGAACAGGCAAAAGCTCAATCCTAAATAACAAAAAAATGAAATTCATTATTCATCAAATATCATATATATTGTCAATATATTTAACATTTGATTCTATAATTCTAAAATTATATTTGCTTATAATTTCCTTAACCTGCTTTTTATTCAAATGAAACCACTCTCTATCAACATTATATACACTATATTTAATATGCAGCTCACGCTCTATATCCATATCTACATATGCAATCATATAAAAATAGATATTACTCACCCTTAAACAACTCTCCCTAGTGTATAAATCCTTAGACTTACCAATTTTTACAAGACCATTACTAATATCTACTCCTATATAGGTACGCAACAGTCCACTATTTCTTAATCCATAGTTCTTTTTATTTTTTTAGAAAATAAGTATATCCTATTATAGAATCATACAAACCATAAAAATCATATTCTGTCGAATATGGTCTTATCTTGGACATCAACATAGGTATAGCGTTATTTACTTTCAGATCATTAGATATAGTCAAATGAATATCATCAACATCCTTATTTGTATTTGATATAATGATATTATATACAACACCATTAAAAACATGATCTAAACACATTCTATCAATTATATACTCATCATAACCCGCATCATATAGTTCATCTTGTCGTTCTATGGCTGCAAGTATAAAATAATTATATAACTTCAAGGCATAATCAAGATCAAAATCACTTCTACCGAATAACGTTATTAGCGCCATATAAAGGAAATTGCTGTAATCGCTATCATTCAAAGTTATTCTGCAATCCTTAACAATAAACACATTGTCGTTTTTTGAACGATCACAATCGCTCGAAAAATTTTTAACAATAATCTCTAACTCTCTAGAATAACCTGAATAATCAGCTTGTTTCAATTTCCCTGTTTGGCAAAAATGACTTAAATCATTATACAACCCCAAAATATGATCTTTGTTCATAATATAAAACAACGAGAGCCACCAGCGTCCGTTACTCCACTGATAGCTCTCATTTATCGCCTACGCCTAAGCGATATTAATATCTTCTTCTGGTCTAGCAACGGATAGACACCGCAAATATAAGACCTTATTTTGAAACTACAAACAAACAGGAGATATTTTTACAAAAAATGTAATCAGCCATATTCCTCTGTCATATATAAAGCGTAGCTATACCTATCCTCTATCATCTCCACCACCTTCTTGATATCAGATAAAGTTAGTTTCTTTATCTCCATATTCCTACTATCCATCCTGACAAAAGAGTTCTTGAACTCCTGCTCGGTTATAGCATCCAACCTAAATAGATTATATTTTATAAGTAACTGGGTTACGTCAAATATCAGGATATTAAGATCAATATCATCCTTCAACTCATCAAGAAGATCACGCATCATGGCTTTGATAGCATCAGTATCAAGTCCCAGCTTCTCGGCTTCCTTCATCAACTTCTTGATAATACCATTGTGCTCGATTATGATGTTAGCATTATCATCATCGGTAGGTAAAAGGATATCCATCGTACATTTTATACCAACCTTATCACTAAGTCTTTTATTGAACTCAGTCATATAATCGAAAGCCTGATCCCTGCTTAATGAGTATGTATGATCAAGCAACTGCTTTTGTCTGACCTTGACAAAATAGTTACTGGTGTATAGCATCATCAAGACCTTTACTCGCTGGATGCGTAGGTCTTGTATGATCTTCCGATGTAAAAAAGAATCTAGTTGCATAATATAAAGAGTCCCCACCGGGGCCATCACACACCCGACAGGGACCAACTTTTAAATATCTTACTCGTCAGGTGATGGACTGACGCTGCGAAGATAAGTCAAGATATTTAATTTAGCAAGGATTTTCCGCCTCATTTTCTCCGGATACTACGTTGCCGTCGGAAACCAAAGACTTGTCCTCGGCCGCCTTCGTAGGCGAAGCGGAACCCGATTGGGAGCTGGACGGGTTGACGAACGGGGTCTCCGTATCCTCGAAGAACGTCTCATCCCTCCTAATACTCATTCTGAACTTAGGTGCTATGAAAGGATCGTTGTTAAGATCAATATTAATCGTAACGTCATTCATCAAAATATCCTCCTTAGTCCTAGAATCGCCTATCCATCCTCTTACGTCAGCGGTCATAGGCATCCTGCTAGCCGCTTCCTTGATAGCTTCAAGCCGGTTCTTGATAACATCCACGTCTCCCGCCAGCGGAATCATATATGCCTTATTATCCAACCCTGATCTGGCTATAGCGTTATTAAGATCCATTATATCATCAATACTTACGCCTCCGCCTAGACCCTCCGTAATCCTATCAGCCATCGATCCGATCATGGATGAGAATGACGATATATCCTGATTTTTCAATCTTACGGGGTACAGGTAATTTCTTCCATTTCCTGTCTTTATAGCTACGACCGGGATACGTGAATCTTTATAGTCACCATACTTGTCCCTGACGATAGCCGTACAGAACGGGAATATATTATACTTAATATCATCCCTCATCGTAACCACCCCGTTCTCTATATATCCTACGCTCTCTACCTTGTCGACCGTCTCGCTGGTAAAGTCATTCTCGGATACCATCAACGTACCATTATCATCACTTACGCTAAAATTAGGTCTTCCCGGCAAAACACTGGTAACTGTACCTACGAACGGTATATCAATCTCGCCAGCGACAGATCCTACATTATCCCTATACAACTCAAAGGCCATACTCCTTAAATCAGCGTTACTCCCTTTTGAGTCTGGATCATTGGCTTTTAGCACCGAGACAAAATTACCATCACCATCCACGATCTTAATAACCATATTATCAACCAGCTCTCGGTAAGCCGACTTAGTCTCATCAGAATTAGGGTCAACGGCGTTAAGGCTATTGTATTTATCATACAATTCCTTGGTATATGGATCTAACATATCCATCTTAAACCTTACCATATCACCCTTGCGGAGGCTAGCCGTTGCTTCCTGATTCACCGACTCGTTGTTAGATCCAAACGTATCACCCGTATAATAAGGGACAATAGATCCATCCTGCCCCTTGCGATACACCATAAACCAGATGGAGGTCGACAAGGCGGTTTGCCGCCCCAATATGACACCGGTAGCGTTCTCGAAAGCCTGAGCGTCATCCTCGCTAATCATCCATCTTGAGTGGCTATTCGACTCTATAACAGTAAATATGTCGGTTCCGTTGGTGAAATCCATCACCCTTCCATTATCAGTATCAGTGGCATCAGATCTTTTAAGCCCAAGACTGTCCATAAACCTGTCAAGTCTCATTCCGCCAACTTCATAATACATAACCCCACCGATCTCTCTCTTCTGAGCCATCAACACCACCGGATTCTGGGCGGCGTTAACTTCCGTCCTGCCGGTGGATGTCCCGGGTTCGCTCTCTGTGAGGACATCACCCATAGGTATGGATTTATCGTAATCCTTGACAGCTATACTTCCGTTATCATACAACCTCATCCATTCCACGAATTGAAGAAGAGGCCCATCGGAATAATTATTGATAATATCAATAGCCTCATTAAGCTTATCCTGATCAATCTCATTGCCATTGTCAGCCTCATTCATAAGATCATTATAAGTCTTTATAGCTTCTTTGATCTGATCCTGATCAAGACCATTGATATTCATATCTACAATATCATCAACAGCGTCCTTGATATTATCATAAATATTATCATGGATCTTCAATCTATCTATTATCGATCTAGCCTTATTGATCCTTGAAATAGGATTATCCCCAAACCCGTTAACTAGACTATCGACACGAGGCTTGTTATTATCATATATCTGTCTCTCCCTAGGAGATAAGACATCCTCATTACCGTTCCATATCTTTATAGCTATATTATTGATTCTATCGTCAGAAGGATTTATGATATCCTCATCATCAGGAACCCTCTCGACTATATTACCTTCATCGGTCTTAATCTCGTTCTCCATAGATCTGGCTATCATATGATTATATGTCTTGAACATAAATGCCTCATCCTCCCCTATAAGACCATCTTGGTAAGCCTTGTCTATAGCTTGGTCGTTGGCGTAAAGATCATTGGCATCAGGATTATCAGTATTCCTGAAATCATACTTGCTATCATCCTCCTCATAAGTCTTACCCCATACGTTCGATAATATCTTCATGAACCAGCGCTCCTGCGCCCGGATGAATCTTCTGTCACGCATACGACGAAGAGACTCGTTTATATTCTTATAAGCCACAAGATTATGACGATACTCGCTAAGCAACGCCATGGCCTCTTTATGATTATCGACCCCACGGGTAGACACGGCATTCTCAAAATCAACTATAGTCTCATAAGCCGCCATAAGATCTGAGACGCTAATCTTAGAATCATTATCATTTAAAGATAACTTAGATATATCCACATCTGAATTAATCAACGTGCTTAACTTTCTCTCCAAGGCAATTCTTTCTTCCGTCAATTTAAGAAGCCTATCATTCTCCTCAGCCAACTTAGTCTTATCAGACTCAATTGCTTCCTTCGATGCAACCTTTTGTTGAGTATTTAAGATATTCCTCTCCATCTTCCGTATATCATTCGTCAGCTTCCGGAGTTTTTCGAGAGCCTTGCTTGAATCAGGATTAAGATGAGAGTATATATCAAGGGCATCACCTATACCCGTCTTATATATCCTGTTTAACTGATTGGTGATATCATTCAAATTATCCTTAGCCTCAATACCGTTATATACCATATTGGAGATATAGGCGTTAAAAGACCTGTTCGGGATACCCTCAGTAAGTGAGTCGGCGAATCTGTTGGCCATGGTAAAATTATCCACCTTCTTATTAAACTCGTTGACAAGATCGGCTTTATACTCATTAACCTGCTCATCCGTCATATTCATATCGGACGCTATATCGCTATTAGGTATAGATTCGACTACCGTCCTGAAATTCTCCTTGGTATCATCCAACATCCCCATCTCCGAATCATAACGAAGACGATTGAATACGGCGTCACTGAAATCCTTATTTATGATCCTACCATCACTCTCGTACGATGTGTCTACACCAGATAATTGAGCGTTAAGAGTCATACTGCCACGAATAGCACGGACAGCGGCGGTGGTCAAGGCGCCGGCATTGGCGTTGTAGGCCTCCACCATCCCCTTGTTCCGGGACATGTCTTGGCTCCATTCCTTTATACCCCCAATAGTCTTTCCACCCATAATCGATCCGATAATCATACCGATACCGATCTCCTTCCATCCTTGGCTAGACCCGTACGTCTCCTTGAACCCATTCTTTATAGCCTCCATATAGCCTATATTCTGCCGGATAGCCATAGGATTGTATCTTGATTCTACCCAATCCTTGGCGGACTTACTAGCCACTCCCTGAAGACCTTCCTCATACAGACCCTCTGACACTGGGCGCTTGATGATATTGAACGTATTTCCGGCTACCTTCTGCCATTTCTTTGGTGTTATGGCTCTTAACGTACCGTTATCCATCCTCTCGGCACCTACGCCAAATATATTGCGTTTTATGAACTTATCCACACCAAGATCCATGCCGAACATATCGCCGAACATAGCTATATTGGATAATGACAATATGCCGACGTTGGCGGCAAATACGGCATTAGCGGCATTGGCATTGTCAGCTCTGAACTTCATAAGCTCCTCATATGGGACTTCCCTTCCATAAGCGTTACGGTAAGACTGCCTGAAATTCTCCTCAGCCTCCATCAGCATGCTTCTGGCCTCGACAGACGCCTCCCACGAGGTAGATGTGCCAAGGAAAGCTAGGGTGTCCAGTCCCTTGCCTATCCTCCGTCCCGTACGGGCGGCCCTAAGGTAGACACCGAACGCTTTCTTGGTATCCGAAGCCGCTTTGCCTATCCTAGCCAAAGCCACACCCGCCCTAGCTCCCGTACGAGCTAAGTTCATCAATCCAGCGCCGGAATATACGGCTGACGATAACATGGCTCCAGCGGTAAAAGCAAGACCGGATAAAAAATCGTTAGACCAGAAATTAGCCGTAGTCATGCTTTGAAGGAAATTCATATCCCGCTCCTCACGATTGTAATAATGAGCAAGACCGTAATCCATCTTCTTGTCCTGATCATCCAACCATCTCGTGAAATCGTTATCAAAAACAGCGTTAAAATTACCTCTGGATACACCGGCGTAAATACCATAAAAAGGCTGAATAACACCACCTAATCCATACAAAGCGGCTTTACCTACAAATTTCCCCAAACCTCTCATCCATTTCTCAGTCCTACCTTGACTCCTAGATAAACGTGTGTCGTTATCTACACCGGGGATATAAGACTCGTATTTAGGTATCCAAGTACCGCTACTAAGTCGATACCTTGAATCCTCCAACGATATCTCCGGACCAGTAAGATTAAACCTGCCCTTATAGCTTTGATCAGAAGCCATATATCCTAATGGGGACATATGTTTCATATCATCATAATAATTTGTCTTAACAGTATTCTTGATCCTCTCCGACAATGACGGTATCTGGGACTTTGATCTCTCGGAAGCGGAATACGGATCCAATACCGGAGGCAGGTCACGATCCGGTATATCATAGGGATCCGTACCAATAGCCTTTATATTATCTACGTTTATGGTAGGATATCTGTACTTCTCGGCAAGATCCTTTCCATTAGAGGTATTATTATAGATTTCCATTGTTTCCATTATTTCCACTATTTCCGTTATTCCTGTTTCTTATCTCCTGATCAATCATATCAGCTATGGGCGAGATGAAGCTCTCGAAATCATCAGTAGTAGATCTTCCCTCGCTCCTCCAATACACCTCATTCTCCTTGCTAAGTATCTGTTGCCATGCCATGACCAAATAATACTGCGGGCAGAAGTCGATCTTCCTTGCTACCTCATCAGCATAGTTAACGCCATCCAGATCAATTGAATACAACGGGGTATTACCCTCTCTAGCCCCTCCTTTGCTATATATATCAACATTTATCCCAGAAGAACCATTATTATACTTATATCCGGAAGCCCTTAACTCGTACATAGAAGCGTTATCGAACAACACGTCAGTAGCGATCATCATCTGATTCTTCCTGATATTCCCGTCATTTATATTCGTAAACATATCTATATAAGGCATTACCGTGTCCTTGGCCCCGCTAGCGTAAGCGAATGGAGCTACCAACAATGACTTAGCCATCTTCCCATAAGCGTTGTTGCTTGAGCTGGCGAAAGATATGGGTACGACACCGGAATCATAGGTCTCGGACGGGATGCTTACATCCTCTTTGTAGAAAGTAAGTCCATTCGCAGCCAGATCAGCCTCGCTTACCTCAACAACAGATCGACCATCACCTCCATTATTGCCAATGATCTGATAATCACCATCACCTATAGGGGATATGGTAAACGTTATCTTCGTATTGGCATTATCCTTATCCTTAGGAATAAAACCGCCACCACGGGTAAATAGGTCACTAACCTTTATATAATCTTTCTCTTCTTGACTTTTAGACGGATAATCACCGGAGAAGATATACTCACGCTCGGCATACTCATGACGATATTGTCTCAGGTAATCCTCGCCAGCACGTTTAGCGTCATCAGCGATCCTACCTAAATCCCCACGACTCCATTTATGTCTTAATAAATCATTCCTCTCTTTATGAGCCTCATCATATATAGCGGTAGCGACAGCGATCGCCCTGTTATCCCCGGCAAACCTATCTCTTATTTCCTCAATGTGCTTATTCTTACTAGCCCCAGATACGGCAAGAGACATTATAGATTCAATATCATCAAGCGAAAAAGACGTTCCCATTAAATCATTCACACGATCCAATAAGACACCTGATTGACCCGAATCCATTGATACATGAGGCATTTCTCCTTCAACACCGTAATTAATAGTATTTATATTATCATTTAACAAAGAGCTGTAAGCGGACAACTTACTCCAATCATTTAATGTTATATCGTTTATACCATTTATATCAAAAACCTTATCGCCATTGTTATTAATATCTCCAAGATTGAATGTGCCGAATCCATAACTAATATCTATACCTGACCCACTGTCCGATCTAGCTTCTCTCTGAATTATAGTATCAATACCATCCAAAACAGCATTGCTCGCCTTATTGAATCCATCATTGATCTTATTATACTTCCCTCTTTGGGTATTTAATCCAAGAAGCTTCAAATAACTATCCTGACCATTGTAATCAAGCAACTCGTTCCTTGACCCTCCATTGGCCTTGAAATAAGCCATGATAACCTGATCGTTATCCATATCCTTGACCACGTTACTATTCTCAGGATCAGACGCCCATGCGTCGATCTTCCTTCTAGCGTCATCTGATAATGACTTAACGAAATTACCCATGCCGGTAGTCACCGCCTTCTCGTTGGCTATGAACCCGTTCATGAACTCATCGCTTATGCTCACATCGTCAAGGTTTGCGCTCTTGGTAACCACGGTAGGCCCGGTCGTGTCATCACCTCCGCCACCTCCATTCTCCGACTTACCCGATTTGCTGGCTCTCATCAACGCTGCTTTCTCCATGGCTAGATTATGCCTTTTTGTCTCATTAAACTTAGCTCTATCCATCATCTGCTGATTAGCCTTGAAATAATAATCATCAACACCCAACGTCTCGTATGAGTTATTATAAGACCATCTCAGCCCGACGCCACGAAGGAACTGCTGTCGTACCATGAACATGCCGGCTCGCTCCGGGCTGTAGTTGCTACCGATAACGCCCTCGGCCTCCTCCACGAAATCATTTCTCTGCTTGATAATATCCGCCAGCTCCGACTCCAACTTAGCCCTCTTGGCCTTGTCATTGCCAACGCCCTTTAGCTTGGCTCGTATGGATTCTTCCTTGACACTGAAATCATCAATATACCCTTTAAGGAAATCTGAGGTGCTTTGAACATTAAATAAGTCAGGATTCGTTCTAGCCATATATCTTCCCTCTAATTGCATCTGAGCCTTACCGTTCTCAGATATAGAAGCCATGGCTATATCCCTGACCTGAGCGTAACTCATCTCATCTATATACATCTCACGCATCTCGCCCGTCCTGTTGCCATTGGCATCAGTCACCGGTACATTGACTTTCTTCCCCTTGTTAAGGGAGATGAAATTCTTCATCTTCTCATCAATCTCAGCGTGGTAATCCGTATAAGGGGTATAATGTATAGGATTAAGACGTGTCCCTACCTGACCGTCATTCATCCAAGCCACGGCATCCGCAAAAGCCTCAGCCTCGTTTATAGGACTATACATCTTGGGATTGTTCAGCTTCATATCCTCCATCTTCTCGCTAAAAGCCCGGATCTCCCTAGTACCGGAAATAGCATTCAACACACGGGTATCCAGAGCTTCTCCAAGACGAGCCTGTATGCTTCTGGCTATACCGTCGGAAGCCAAATTAGATTTACGATACACGTTATTCACGTCCTGTATCAGCCCATTTAACCTATTCTGAAGATATTCCCTATCCTGAGGTTTTATAATGTCAGAATTGATAATATAATCAGCATACTCGTTTATAGCCTGCCGATTGGTATCTATCTTCTGCTGCATGTACCCCATCCCCTGCATCATGACATCCATGTTGTAGGGCGATACATACTTGCCGTAATTCCTTAATATACTATATTGTGAAGCCATCCTTTATCCTTTCTTGCCTTTAGTTACTTCCTGAGCAGGATATAATCTCCTATAACTCAATATATCTCCTTGAGGATCAGCGATTAATTGTCCATTGGGACCAATCTTTACATCCCCAAATATAGACCTTAATGTATTCATGGTCGTAGCCGTATTCCACTTCTGCTGGATCTCGTCATTTACGCTATCGAAATACCTAGCCCAGTTCTCGTCATTTATAGCCAATCCCTGCAATATCCGTTGCTGGTAAGCTTGACGTTGGGCTATATTCTTATCATACGTATCAGCCCAAGTACGGGCGTTTACATTATCAGCCCAAGCCCTTTGAGCCACGTTCCCTTGTTCTACCTCATTAATGTATCTACCTATATTGGAACTCATGATAGCCTGTAAGTTGGATGATAAAGCCCCTCTCTGGGAATCCGGGACATTACCCATCTGATCCAATTGTGATTGGAAAGCACGATTGGTCTCAACCATATACTGATCAGCCGATCTCAACACCGGATCCACGGTAGGAGCGTAATGCCTTTCCAGACCTTCCGTTGTCACGGCTCCCGGGGTCATCCTAAATACCTCGGGGAAGTCAAGACCGCCACCCACTATATTCCTGCCTCCATTGCCGCTGTTCGACTTACCGGCATTTGTATTGGTCTTAGGGAGTGTATTGGGATCAATCAGCTCAGGCATATCCAGTTTAACATCAGGTTCCTCCACATCACCTATATCCATAGGACCTGGAGCCACCTTATGAGGGTCAAGTATAAAATCAAGACCTTCCATTCCTTTCATGGATCTCAATGCCTGCATCTTAAGCATATCCTCGCCAAGTATCTTATTAACGACATCCTTGTTCTTGTCAGAGAATAGTTGGCTAAAATGGGTGATACCAGCATCGTTAAGAGCCTTATGCTGTTCCTCTGTAACAACGTCTAGACCGATCATAGGGCGAGATGTGGTAAACAAACCTAATTTATTGTCTCTCATCCTATCATGATATGCGGCTTTCTTGTCTTCCGGGTAATTACCTTGACTATCCTCACCGCCAAAGGAAACGAGCGTCGTGTAATCCCGAAGCGCCTCGGCGTTGGCGATGATCGGGTTCTCAGCCGTAGCCAAGCCCATCCAGCTACTTGTCTGACCGTAGATAGCGTCTTGCAATGCCCTAGCCCTAGCGCCCTCTGAAGCTCCCATATAAGCATCGTAAGCGACCGGATTGAATGTCTTATAATAATTCAACCTCTCATCCGTATTAATACCTCCATAAGAGCCATCAGTTCCTTGGCGTTGATAACCGAAATAGTTAGGATCATTGTTGAACCTATTCTCGATCGGGCGGAAAGTTAATTTACGACCGAACAAAGACGTGCCTCCTATCTCCATCTTCTGGCGAATACCAGCCACTTTCTTAAGCAGCTCTTTCTTAGCCTCAGCTATATCCTCCTCCGTAAGACCGTATTCTTTCATAGATCTGGATATGATGTTATCTATCTCACCACCCTTAGCGAAATACGTATCCTCATCCTTCTTCATCTTCCGGTCTTCCTGCTCTTTGTATATGACATTAGCGAAGTCCGTAAATCTTCCCTCTAATCCATTAACGGTATCGTTGCTATCATTTATAGCCTTAGATAATACGGAGGCGTTTAAACGCCTCGTATTCTCGTCATCTATCTTATCGTTCTTCTTCAGCTTCTCCAGCGCCTTTTTCTGATCATCGTAAGCTGATTTAAGACCGATCTTAACCTTATATCTATCCATTAACGTAGCGTACGTATCCTTTGGTGTAGCCTTAATACCATACGTATCCCTAATGTATTTAGCGAAGTCCGGCTCTATGATGGTGTCATCGGTAATAACCTCCGTACCCTGCTCCAAAGAAACAGGCGTTCCCCCATCGGCATGCTTCTGCCCCATGGCCTCCATCGGCGCCTCTCCGGGCTGCTCCACGTACTCGCCCTTCTCGACCTCCACGTTGGCTTGATCTTCCATCGACTTAGGTAACGGATATAGGTACTCACCGGTAAGGCTTCCGCTATCGAACCTATTATTAGGTCCTAGATAAACACCCCCACCATCCTTGTACTGCATCTGGGATTGCCTTCTTTGTCTGGCCTCACGCTCCTGAGCTAACCTGATATTGGTACGAGTACCTTTCTCTGACGCTATCCCAGAAACCACGTTACGAGCCAACCCCATGATACCACTAATTCCTGAGGCTATGGTGGTTATCGTATTAGCTGTTTTAGCCCCAGTGGATAAATCACCATATCCCTCGCTTCTCATACGCCCTATACCACGACCCATCTGAGTGAATCTAGACCCTATATCATCAGCGCCATAGTAGGGGATGGTGGTAAAATCAAAAACATCCGTCTCGCCTGAACCGGTCTTAGACTTATCAACATCGTTAACAGTTATGTTATTAAGCGTAATACCATTGTCCTGATAATTCTCAGCTATACGCTGTAAACTACCCTTGAAGCTAGCCGGAAACACATTATCCTGATCAAAAGCATTAGCGTATTTAGTCCTCAACTGATCTGGAGTATCCAAAGAATATATCCCTAGCGGATTGACCGGCGCGGGTAATCCTTGGTTGGTATTCACCAAAGGTTCTATACCTAACCCTTGTATACCGTCCATATTACCAAGCATATACGACCCAACTTCCCCGGCCTCTTGATATTTAGGTATCTTCCTCTTGATTACGTATTTGCTCATGTCTAATTAATTTCGTTCTGACACAAAGATAATTTAAAAAAACAGAGACTCATCATTTCACAACGATGAGTCTCTCAGCAAATGCTATTATTATGTACAGAATTAAATTCTTTTTATGAATAATGATCCTATAGCCTTAACCAAATCATAGAAACCGGCAGAACTGAGACCTACAGCCACTCCATATAATAGAGCCTCCCACCATTCACTCCCTATAAGCAATGGAGACACCTTTAGTAGCCACGCTAATATACAAACCAGCATACCTATGACTACGGCGGATAGGACTTTAGCCCACTTATGGGTGTCAATATACGGCACAACCTTGGCTAACTGCGTAGCTGACATCGTGACGAAAGCCATGATGCCGGTGAAGGTAGTTAAATCAATAGTGATAGCCCCTTCTGATGGGATTACCTCTTGCGCCATCAAAACGAACGGCGTCAATAACATAGCAAATAAAAATAACAATCTTTTCATATCTAAAACATTTAATAATTTCACAAATGTAGTATTAATTTCGAGTTCTACTCATACCTTTTATGTTAAGACTTAACCCCGGTATCATATTAAGTACCAGCTGCCTTTTTGCCTGTTCTCTACGCATACGCTCAGCTTCCGCTACCTGTGCCTCTGATTGGGGATCGTTCTTGATGTTGTTAGCGATATCCTCTATAGCTTTCTTGTTGGCGCCTGATTGAGCTAGCATCTTATATAACAGGTCTTGACCTTCCTTCTCCCACCAGCTATCCACGGCAGGATGGGAAGCCAAAGAAGGGCCGGCGGGGGCTACCGTCTCAGGCACGGGCTGATGACCTCCGTCCCCCGTGCCCGAATCCCGCTGTCCGAACTCGTATCTCATTGGCTCGTTCTCCGGGACACCATACCTATTAGCGAACATATCAGCGAACTCAAATCTCTTCTCATTTCTCAAGGTCGATCCAAGAGGCCTACCGTATCCTTGATTCCATGCCACGGTAGCGTCCTTGTAGTTGACGGCGTTATCGAAATCGGATTTAGAATACATATAGTAATTATATACATTACCTTGAGCGTCCTTGTCAAAAAACTTTCCTTGATTGATGTAATTCCAACCTAACCCCGGGACCTTGCCTTGATACTCATCCACGAGATAATCCAACTGCTGTGTCAATGTCGGTTTCTTCCCATACCTGCGCTGTAGCTCCTTCTTCCTCGGTCCAAGCCATTGTTGGATGCCAAAATCACCGGCGGCTCCTAGGGCTTCGGTGTCCCCTCCGGACTCGGCGGCGATGTTCGACAGGATACCGATAGCTTGCGTTTGTGGTATTCCCTTCTTGTCGGTCAGATAATCCCATATCTCGTCATATACAGCCATCTTACTATCCTCTGATCTACGAGGATCAATTACATACTTGCCAGAACCATAAGCCCTCCCTGTATTTACCGAACCTCCTCTATCCTTTTTATCAATACTACCATCTATCTTAAATACATCCCCATTCAAAAGAAACTGGACAGCGGGATTGAAATCATATACATCCCTATATCTGTATCCGCCCATATCCTTGTCACGATATATCGTATAATCACCAAGTACACTATGAGGACCCGTCTCGTTCTTATCAAGTCTACGATCCCTATAATTATACTCATTCACGACACCATACCCCTTATCATAAAGAGACCTCAACCCTTTTATATTCATCTCGTCCGCTGATATGGCACCCTCTCTTACCCTTTTCAGATCCTTATATTCCCTCTGAATCCTCTCATACTCCTCTGGATCGGCATCACTTAAAGCTTTTATAAGTCCTTCATTGTATTCCTTAGTTTCCTTATCAAACAGACTCCTATTCACATCAATCCTATTCCTTACGATAGACGAATCAGGTATCATCCTATTAGATAATTCCTTTCGTATACTATACGTACCATCACCATTATCTATCAATACAGACTCATCGTAAGGGAGTTTATTGTATTTAGCCCAAGCCTCATCACTAGTTCTTGTGCCTAAATCATCATTATCACTATCGCCATATAACTTGTTATTAAAATCACCAGATATATATTTCCCGAACATCTTCATAAAATGAACAGGATACTCATACCATTCCGGATTCTTCCCCATAGGATCTATTGATGAATACGCAGCTTTATTTATGCGAGTAGGGCCATCAGTATACCTTGAATTAGCGATATCATATATTATTGACAAAACCGGGTGAGCAGAAGCTACGTAATTATCCAATACCCTGCTCCCGAATCTAGGTCTATCAAGAACAGACTCTCTTGTTTCTCCTCCATCTTGCTTCCTCTCAATTTTTTCTACCCATAGCCCATATTTCTTCCTAGGCCATATGCCATCTATGGCATCCATATAACCAACGGGATGCTCCCCTTCCAGACGCCGGTCCCGTCGCTCGTCCGCTGGGTACAGGGCGTTGGCCAACGGCTGCGTGATATGACCCAACCCCTTATCCTTGGAACTCGACATAGCATCCACCACAGTCCGATATACAGGTCTTAATTTCTCAGGTAAATATAGCCCCGCCTCATCAACCAACTCACCGATCTTCTTATTTATACCCCTGATACTGAAATTATAATTACCCATGCCATTATTCAACGGGGACAACGCACCTCTTATCCCATTCATGCCTTTAACTGCGGCTCCTCCGCTAAGGATATCAAACTCCGGGGACACGTTTCTCAAAGGACTATCATCCATACCCCTGAAATACATAGGACGCTCGCCTCTTACGACACGATCAAGATCCTCCTTATATAAATCCCTTATCCACGATGGGATTTCCTCCGGTTTATTCTTCTTAGACATATATTACGTTTTTCACAAAGATAACCATAATATCACAAGCCTAAAAACACGAAACGGGCACATAATAAATCATGTACCCGTTTATACGCTAATGCATGTGATAAGCAGCCAAGGCTCCTTTAGCTTTCTCCTTAGACTTGTACTTAGCCGGCCATAATTTACCGGTCTTGTTACTGACCACTCGCCAATCACTCCCTACTTTCTTGATACATCCTGATTTCGGGCATTTGCCCTTCTTTTTACTGCTAGTTTTCCCTGCTGCCATAACATCAAATATTTAAAGGTATATAATCACCTCAATAAACTTTCTCATCGTTGCTAAACCAACGTACTATCATCTTGAACCGGCTCTCAATGTCATTCACGAACCTAGCCAAGAACCAATCGCCACGAAGACGATCCCGCCACCTCCGATGATAATCGACAGCCCTGGGGTCGATCTTACGGTCAATGTCATTCACATCCTTAACCCATATCGGAAGATTGTTCGTATCGTCTTTGACCTCGTTAAAATAGTCATTTATATTTATCTTCTGATCAACCTCCGTCACCAGTATCTCACGGCTATCGTCATTGGTTACAGGATACCTTAACCGCTGGCTCATATCGTTCTTGTCGGCGATAACCATCCGAAGCTCACCGCTGTTGTTGGTATCATTATAAAACCATGCCTTATTAAATCCAGTAGTCCTAAGAATTTGGTAATTAACCTCATCCTGATATCTTCTGGCATCCATCCGATATTGGTAGTTGGTGAGGATCTTATTCACGTACTGCTCACGTACCGGAACCTCTATAACAAACGGATATAGCTTACCATAAAATACTTGATACGATTGGTTGGTCAAACCATGAGACCATAAACCTATCTCCTGACTTTCACTTGAGTAGTTCTTTCCGGACTGGAAATAATGCTGGTGCTCGATATAATAATCAGGGGTGTAGGATAAATATGATTTCCACTCACCCTTCAGGCAGTTATACCCAACGGTGAACGAGACGTCCGTGAAATGGCTGGTGTCCTGCAACTCCACCGCCTGCCCGTTCCTGTAGAACCGGCCGCCACGGAATTGGTACTCGCTCGGATTCCCTACCGGTATATAATCTTTCTTGGTTATCAGAACCCTCTTAAACCTATTATCCCAACCCATGGACAACCCTATACCAAAAAACTTGTTATCAATATCATAATAAGACAACTCAGCGTCCGTATCAGCGTTATATATCCGGCTACGGATGATCTTCATCTGAAGATGCTCCTTAAACCAGTTTCTAAGCCCCGGTGTGACCTCCGTAAGATTCCTACCATTAGAATCTACCTTAAACACCTGACCACGCCTTAAATCGACCCAAAAATGCCCAAACTCGCAACTGATCATATCCCGACTCTGGGTCCCGGAATATCCTAACGTCGTATTATTATACTCAATGCCACGAGAGGCGAAAAGCCCACCTGTCCCTAGCTCGCTATTCTCCGGGGATATTCTCTCCGCCAACACGTCTATGGCGTTATATAACCCTACCTGATTCTCGAAGCGAGCCAGTATCTGATCCGACTCTATCCCTTTCATGCTTATAAGTTTCCCGAAAGAGGTCTTGAACTCATGGTAATCCATAGGCTTGTACGACAGCCAAGGATCGGTCATGCCGTTCTCCGACACGTCGGCGGTGCTCCATATGACTCCGTTGGGTCTTTGGTAGGCACAATCCCAGAAATTGCTATCATATGTCTCCGGCAACGACCTACCACCTAACGTAAAACGATTCTTATACACAGGACTCATCTTAAACACATTATCCCTTGATATAGGAACATTACGCTCCTGAGTCCATGATATATAATCCCCTACCTCCGGATAAAATCCCTCGTAAGGCTCAGGCCCGGCTATACGGAAATTGCAATTGATCTCAGACTCCACAAGAAACTGAGGTATACCATAGAAGTATAGGAAGAAACGACCGCTAAGATACATATCTCCGGTCTTGCAAGCCATCTCGTAAGCGCTCTTCCGGCTACGGAAAGAGTATAGCGATCCGGTATCCGTATCGGTCTTATTAAGATAATCCTCCCCGGTGTCGTAATTAACGAAATAACGGGGATACCCGATGTTCCGATAATCATAATAAGGGAATGGTATCATGTCCCCCTGACCGAACTGAGTCAAGTAAAACATAGGCATTTTTCTCTTAAGCGAGAATCTGGATATAAACACATCACCTCCAAAAACAGGTTTACGTTTATCCTCATCCATCAACCCGCAACCGCCTAACGACACCCACCTGACATCCTCTATCTGCCCGTATTGAGCCGGAGAATATTTCTTTATCCTCATATAAGGACAGGATACGAAAGATTCACGTGTCATAAAATGAGGCGTCATACCAGCCACCTCATCGTTACGAATATTACACTCATCCTGAATACGACTGGTATCGTAACTTGAAACCAACTCCGGATATTCAAGCATATACTTATCCATACCAAATGACATGAACAACGAATGCTCACGATCGAGGTTGTTTATGATAATAGGCTTACCACCTACGGTTCCCCCTTGTGACGAGATGTCTGTAACCGGATACAACCCGCTCTTGATATATTTTGCCGTTGACAATCCACGTAGCTCCGACGCCCCTATTTTTTGGTAAAATAAATTATAATGAGCGACAGAAGTATAATAATAAGCATAGTTCCGTCTAGGTCCCCTATCTATCAATGCCGTTAACCACTGATACCTGTACTTGCCTATATCCACCACGGACTGGGCTGTGGCCTTGGCGATACCCGTAGCCAGACGGATAGCCGTCAGCGCTATGCCGACAGGGTTGGCTAAAAAGAACACGCCTCCACCGACATATTGCTGTGAAGCCGACTGATATGTATACTCAGCTATAGCGGATATTAAATTAGCCATAGCCTCCACCGTAGCCAATGACGTTGCCATACTGTAAGCCTTGCTCCCTAATATCGTCCATTTAGGGTGATCCTCCACCTCCCTGAATATACCAGAGGATTTACCTAATTGATAACCATCAACAAGGCACTCGGTGGGAGCGTCAGGCTTGTTAAAGGCAATATCAGGACTTAAGAATGAATACCAGATATTACCCTTCCTGTTAAACGGGTGCGTTATAAATTTCTCACGATTAATATCCTTATAGATATACATATCATAAGACAAATCGTTGTAAGGGTAATTAGGATAAAGGTTAGCCGATCCGTCGGGATCATCGTACTTAAACATATCATAAGCCAGACCGGTTCCGATAACGCTCTTATCCAACGTCCTATCGCCTCTATACAACTCATATCCTATTATAGAATCTCTTCTAGCCTTATCTATAAGACCGTTCTCTACCGCTATATCCAGAAACTCATTAACGATATCGTCATCAAGCATCACCCCCATAGGATAAATATAGGAGTCAACTCCATATTGACCAGTCAGTTGAGACGGATTACCCATAAAAGGAGCGACAGAGTTATCCGGGAACTTGTAATGACGTATAGGTCTCTGACAAAATGTGGTTGACGTATTGGGATACTCAGCGTTATCTCCATTACCCGTGAAATAAGACTTACCTCCCACGGATTTAGGAGACCCATAGTATTTCGTCAAAGAATCTATTACATCCTTCCTCTTCGATCCTCCCGACGATATCCCGATCTTACTTGAATCATACAACTCAAAATTAGCCGGATACTTATTGGTAGACTCCCAATATCCGAAATCACCGTACTGATATGGTCTGGGAGCGCAATCAGCGGGTTTATCTCCACATGAGATACATTTCGCCTCATAGGTAACAAATCTTCTTAATTTCAATTCTTTCGTGAAGAAGAATACGTATTTCACCTCTAGTGGCCGAATGCCAAAACAGAACGGGGCGGGGAAGATGGCGGTGCCGGCCGTATAGAATCCGGCAAGCTCCTTCATGTCCTGCCTCATGGCGAAACCGGTGAAGAACACGCATACCGCAGGCTCGATGCAAACATATATCTTATGGAAAGTAGTCTTGTCATCATTCCAGAACAAGTACTTTGGCATCATAAATATCTTATGATCCACGTAATTCACTATAACACCTTTCTTGGCATCATTAGCCAAAGGATTAGGAGCCACGGTACCTTCCTTGTCCGAGAAAAACGTTATACGAACCTTATTGTATGATGACGAGTCGCCGATCGGATAATTATAGTTACCCATCATCTCTATATACATAATACCGTTATCAGGATCGGATAAACCACTTATGTATTTCTCGTAATCCAACTCCACCCATCTGGCGTATGAGGATACATGTGGATAGAACTTGAAATAAGTCAAGTTGCTTCTACCGAACCAATTGGTCTTGGCGTCAATATCATTCTGCACAGACACACGACCTTCCCAGTCAGTAGTTATACCGGTATTAAACTTAGAATTATCACCATCGCCAAAAAGACACAAGGCGTTCTCGATACCAAACTGACTCTCATATTGGGGGAAATAAGCCTCCATCGTATCCATTAACTGATCAAGCATCGTCTCCGTATGCTTCTTTCCTTCCCATCCGGGATATTGATACAAATATGTGCACTTACCCAATGACCTACCTCCTTGGAACGTTGGTAGTTGCACATCGTTAATAGTAGGATTCACGTAAGGATCACCTACCGAACACCCATTAGTACATATACCCTCATCATATAACTGCCGGACATTAGACATATCCTGGCACAAGACCAAGGCGGAAGAATCTATGTCAGACGGGAATTTATCCTCATCCTGACCATCCAGCCATTCCTGAACCAGATCTATGATATTCTTGCCTCCACTAGAGTAATTATCAAAATCACACAATACAGAGAACTTCCTTTGTGACTCGGCATTACTTTGTATTAATGTAGTAGGCTCGGTCTCCGTATAATCACTAGCCAGCTTATATGTAAAATCAATCATAGAATCCACCAAAGAGTTTTTATCCAATATAGTCCTGGTCTCTATCCTCTCGATATCGTCACATCCACTAGGGAAATCGGGAGCCTTTATACCATCTTGATCCTCAGGTAACGATATAGCCGCACATAACTCGTCAGTAATGCCTACATTGGATTCTATAAGATCACACAGATTCTCTATATTGTCAGCAATATAATCAATAGCATCATCTACCGTAACATCTTCCCCCATCGTGTTGATAACGAATTGGGTCTCTCCTACCGTGGCATATTCCTGCTCTACATATCTGAGTTGCTTGACATCTAGCTGATTCTTGCATTCTCCTCCAAAACCATCAAATCCCCAAGACGGGTCGTTTATGATCTTTGCCGTATTCTTAAACTGCCAAAGATAACGGCGGCTGTTCCCGGCGCACTGCGGGTTGTTCTCCAGCACCGAAGCAGCCGACAGGTCGTCAGAGTTACCGTCCTCATCAACGATAACCTCCATCTCCTCCCTTGTGGCCGGACGAGGGATAAGCGGGAATCTAGCCGTCCTGTATCCTGTATTGGTAAAGAATCTTATACCCAACGGATATACCTCGTCACGCATGAAAGAGGCGTATTTAGAGCAAGCCACACCGTCTTTATACAAATTCTCCGTGGCTATAGATGTCTGCCATTTAACGAAATGACCCAAGAAGTTAACGACCGGTTGAAGATTCCATTCGTTCTCCACGGTCAAGCCGTATTGAAGAAGACGATTCCCGACAGACGTCATGCCTCTGGCTGTCTTATATACCGGTATTTCCTTGGATAACTTCTCCATGGTCGTACGCTCGCTATATTGATCCGTAAGATAATAGATAGTCCTTTCCGTTATCGGATGTATACCTTCTATGAAATACTCAAGAACCGGGCTTTGCTCACCATTAAACCCGACCGTATTCTGTATAACACCTATCTTATAATGAGATACCTGCTTATCTATATTAGACACGGTAAGGCGGATACCCATGTTGGTTGACTTACCCCATAAACCATCGCGGATAACCATATCTTGACGATCGAATAACATGATTGGGTTGGTCAATGAGCAATATCCGGTCTTCTCAATCCCGAACTCATCGCATAACGCCACGCAGAACTGGTAGGTCCCGGCACGCAGGCTCCCCCCGAACTCCACGACCTCAGGCTCCACGCACGGGGCCGTCAGCAACGGGAACACCAGCAGCTTCTCGCAGGCCAGCCTACACCTCTCTATTGGTTTGTCATCCCCACATGTCTTATACCCATGATAATGATACCAAAAGTCACCATCATCATCCGGATTAAGAGCCTTATCGACCATAACATATCGCTGGGGATTATATCCATCGGTCCAGTATATCACCTTCCCGCATTTCTCGTCCTTGATCTCTATATCGAAGATCGGATGATGAATGGAGAAATTAAGACAAGGGTCATCAACCCAATCCTCTATCAAGACCTCCATCAAATCACATATCTCATCAAAACGACCATCCGACTCCTCAAGCCTCTCGCCAAGGATACGATGGATGTCCTTTCCCGATCCAGCCAATTGATCCTCCACGGTCTTGATATAATCCAATGACCGCATGAACGTGATCTTAGACGTATTATCATCCGGATTGGATAGAAAGAAATAAGTGTTATCACCAGCTATGTCATTCTTATACCCAATAACCTTATAGCCATCAAATCGCTTACATAAAAGGGTACTAGGCTCGTTCTGGATCTTAAGCTGGCTTCCATCGTCACCCTCTATGGTAGCGTTCAAGGCGAAACTATATTCAGATGGGGATAGATCCTGTGGATGCTTATCCCTGTTCATCCCGGAGTCGGGAACCGCTATGTTAGAGTTATTTTGCACGACATTATCTTTTTCGCAAATATAATAAATCCACCAGATAATCACTTATGTGGCGGATTCTAATAAACAGTACGTATTATGCAAAACATTCAAATCGTACAAAAATAAAAAATCCTCCAGACTTTCACAAGTCAGGAGGAGAACTAAATACTTTTAAACGCTCGTGTAAAGTACAAAAACACAACAATTACAAATTTTTACCCATGTAGTTCGATTGCTTATCGGCATCCTCTACAGATATGTAAAAGAAACCGTTAGTCACGTATCTCTCATTGACATCCACAAAATCAGTAGATCCTTTATCCACTCCTTTCTTCGATCCCTCATCACACACAGCTACCAGACTATTAAAGTCATTGGAATAACCTACGACTACACCGTGTATATCCCGATTTCGAGGATCGAATACGTACCTCATCTTACATCTGTCATAAGCTAACTCTAAAGAGCTTTTGCTTAACCTCTCATCTAATCCAGCACCCGCTACCAAGGCCAAAACGCTCTTTGATATGTCACTCATGGTGGTATCCTTGGTCGGAGCCTTAGGCATAGAAACGCCTTCCATGACAAAATCCAACGCCTTATCTACAAGACCATCGAAATCATCATCTCTTATATAATCCTTAAGTACCTCCAGTATATATAACCGGACATGGAGTTCGTTATTTACATCATTCAATGTGACCATAATACTAGTTTTCGGCAAAGCTAGATTATTCCCACGCAATAAAAGATCAAATATGTCATAATTGAAGGATTAAAAAAAATAAAAAAACTCTCCTATCCTCACGAACAAGAGAGCCGATGTGTTTATATTATGAAGAAAAATCTATTCACCTATTCTTACAATACAGTCACGAGATTCCTTGTTATAGATCATCGTGCCTACCTTAGAATACAAGGTCTTTATATTTTGCCAATTATCCCCACCATGAGCGGATACGTTAGTGGGAGCGTCACCGGTATAAACCTCCTCGCCTCCGATATTGACAAAATCATATCCACGTTTCTCCATAGAACCGCCCTTATATGCCGTGAACCTGATAGTGACATCACCTTTCTCACGACCACCATACCAGTTACCGTATATACTGCATCTGATCTCAAGAGGTAATTTATCGTAATTATCGCCATCCAACAACGGTCCCATCTGGATCAAGGCGGCCTCATTACCTGATTCCATGTTATCACCACCGTGGATAAGATAATCACCTACCCGCTCCTGCGTGGTCTGGTACTGTTTACTCCAACCAACAAGCTTGCCGTCAACGTCCGGGAGGCCGGTGTTATCGAAACCGGTAGCCGTGTCAAAGTCAATGCCGTCCTCGTCAGCCCAGATATACCTAAGAACAAGGTAATCGAACTCCGGGATGATCACCACCGGGACGGACTCCTGCCTGCACACGAACGTCTTCTCTTCCTTGGTTCCCTCTTTTATAACCTTGTATGTTACCTGACGTATCTCGCCGGTCTCATTAATATCAGCTGTAACCTTAACCTCAGCAGGGCCAGTACCACTTGTCTTATCTAAATGTATCCAATCAGCCATATCATCGTATTTTGTTAAACCATTTTAATATACTTATCAAAAGCGTTGGGCCACATACGCTCATAAGATAACATCCTTCTCCTGTTATCCTCAGCCAGTTCCCGATAATCATTCAAGGTAATCATCGACATCTTAAGCTCTTTCATGGCCCTAGCGAACTTACCCGGCTCCTGTTGGGCGTATAGCTTATAAGCGTCACCAGCGCCTTGTATCAAGCCATTCACGGCGGCATTCTCGAAGATCTTCATCTTGATATACGTCTCAACATAATCCTCAAGGTATCCTAACGCCGTTTCAGGTATATATGGGAGACCGTCATCATCCTTAGGCGTAGCACGATATATGATATAAATAAATCCTTCAAACCCGGTATACATAGTATTGCCAGATATAGTTATATCATAATTATCCCAATCGTACTTATCCCGATACTTGTCGGCGGCGCAATCACGCCTCAGTCCTCGACCTATAGACAGCCTTACGGGATGATGGTAATGAAATCGAACCTCGTGAGACCCGATATATATCCTCTCCGTGATCGTCTTCTCAAACTCCTCCTTACAGCACTCGGTGCAGGAGTTCCAACGGAACCCACGCTCGGTGCGCTCGACCCAGCCGATCTCGTGTTGGAGGTCAGCCTTGGCCTTGTCGCCGCCCGGAATCTCACAGACAAGAGGCTCACACCTATAGGCGTCAAGCATGTCGAAAAAATCGGAAGGCAATACCGCTTGTTTATTACTGGTCTTGACAACCGCCTCTGACATGACGGCTATAACACCCCCAAACCTTTTTAAAGCGATCTCAGCCCACCTGTAAACAGATGAGGTATCTATAGCCCCGCTATCATCGTATTTATGTAAATCGGCCTTGATCTCGGCCAATAAGCCCTTTATCGTCATATTTAAGTCTTTTGCACAAAGATATGTATTTGAATCCGTGATACAAAAAAAAATCCAGTCTACCCTCACGGGCTAACTGGATCACAAAAACTTCTACAGTTTGTAAACCCATTTAACTCCAAATACCTTACTCTCCGATTCAACCTCCCGGTACAAGAACTTATATCTCCTACCTGATTCCATAGCCAACCTACATTCCTTATTCAACGCCGGAGAAATATAGAGATGGAAATACTTGTTCCGAGGCATAAAATCAATACACGTATGGACATAAGAATATCCACCAGTTCCACGTCTGTTAATAGTACCGGTAAGCTTATTCAGATATATCTTACGATTAGGATTTATCTTATGGCACAGATAACCGATGTTGTTTATATAAACCCCACCCTCATTCTCCAGATACTTATCACGTATAACCTTCCATATCAAGGACTGACATTCGAGAATATCATTCTTGTCCACGATCGTATGCTTCCTCCTCTTACCGTTCTTAGACATTATTGACCTATAGAACCGGAGAAAATACTGATTTAATATCTTAAACGATTTTATATCCATACCGCAAATATAATCAATCAATCCTAATACAAGAAATAATATACATGATTAGGTATATAATTACCTATGAAACAAGAGTAATCACCATACCATCCGGATCTGGATCATTCAGTGGTTCTACTACGACCAATTACGGGATATCATCTGGGGCTTACGCTTATTTTGACAGCGGAGATGGATCTGGATCATGTTGATAATAAAAAAGGAGAGACTTGTTAGACTCTCCTTTTTATCTTATATAAATCTAAGATCCTTTTTCTTTGTATGATTCAATATCCTACTAATATGTCTGGTGCTTAATCCAGTCCTTTCCCTTATTTTATCATAGATATAGTTCTTGGATACGTAAGCTGATATATCCCCAAGATCCTTTATGATCTTGTCATACATATCGTGCACCTCATTATATCTTATGATAGAGCTGTCTCTCATCCCTCTTTCGCCTATACCGTCAACTATGGCGTCATTGAAACCGAAGAAATTGATTATTGATCTTATTAGATTCATGTTTACTGAATTTTTTGTGTTTTCTTATTAATATCCATATCCGGGTTCTCATCCGCAGGAATCTGCAATTTGGTCACAGTCTCCCTCAACGTCTCGGAAACCACATATTCAAGAAGTTTGTCTGGGCATATGAAATCATAATCCCATTGAGATGTACATGGCTTATCTTTTTCAGCTCCACACCCGGATAACTCTAAAGCCGCTTTTCTATCCAAGGTAATAAAATCCACGTTTATAGCCTCTATGTTAATATCTGGTATATAGATATAACCATCATTGACATAATAATAATATTGATCTATATTCCCGTATTTACGTTCCTTATTGTTCGCATATTTTCTCAATGATATGGAGGTAAATATAATATCATCCATAATATTTGATACCTTAATGATAGCAGGTCCTATACGGGTATATATCATATCTGGCAATCTTTTCTTGGATCTCATAAGTACCCTGCATAGTTTAAACTCATTAAAACAACAATCAATTTTCCGGACCCTCTCCATCTCCATGCAATTGATATGAGTATACAGTGATTCCTCGCCGAATAAGGTCCCATCGGCATACTTCTGGGCTATATATGATCTAGCTTTCTGCCTCCCTATAGACAATATCCATCTCCTGCTGACATGGGCGTCCTTGCTTATGGAGTTCATGTCATTTATGATCCTAGATACAAATTCTGAATTTTTCATATGCTAAATACTGAGGATGGGATATACCCCTCCGGTTATTACTTCTTTTTCTTAACCTTGCCTCCACATTTCAGTTGAGGTTTCTTTTTCTCGGAGACCTTGCCTCCATTAGCCATTTTCTTTTTCTTATTGCAAGCCATAACTTAATGTATTAATATTAACGATACAATATTAATGATTTTAATTAATAGATAAACAATGCGCATTGAATAAGCTAAACTCAGATCGATTCAGACGGCACCTCTTACGCTAATGGCTTGGCGCAGGCCGATAGATGTGATTGCGTGGAGCCAACGAAGAATTGGAGTGCCAACGTGGTAGACTACAGTGAAAGCGGAAGTTGTATTAACTTTACTGTGGAATACAGTAATCCGTGTGGTTCCAGCAAAACCATAACAGTGACAGGAGGAGCGGAAGCGAATACCTCCACGGGTATAGAGATGACCACTAGTACTACGGTTACGATAGGTACTGGTAGTGGATCTACTAGTGGTAGAATGTGTTTTCAAGCGGGCATAAGACCAGGAACGGCGCATGCGGCTTGTACCACAGGTGGACGATGCTGATAATGTATATACAATAAAAAGGAGAGGTTAGTTAGCCTCTCCTTTTTATTATATATCAGACTCTTAACATTGACCACCAGCTCTTCCACTTATATTGATAGAATTACATGGATATCCACGATCAAAAGATATCGTGGCCTTTTTAGTGCCTGATCCAGTAGGTATAGTTACTGTCGTACGCCCGATAGTAGTCCCTGAGCTTGAGGCTGTTACCGTCAAACTCTTCTGCGTAGTACATTCATTACTATACGTAATCTCGACCTCTACTCTTAGCGTTGAAGTGCCCGAAGGAGCGCCATTGCAAGGATTACCATCGGCATAAGCGTTGGCTGACCAATTCTTCGTTGGCTCCACGCAATCACATCTATCGGCCTGCGCCAAGCCATTAGCGTAAGAGGTGCCGTCTGACTGTAGGTTGCTTTCGGCTATCCTGTTTGCCTCATCCTTGGTACAAGCCTTATATTTACCAGCGATTTGCTTATAACTGATAGTCTTAGGAGTACAGTTGCTAGGACAGTTCGTAGCCTTGACATTTCCCCATCGGTCATCATTGCCAACCTTAGAAGGACATATCCTAGCATCAACTAAATTTTGTAATAAATCCTTGTACTCTTTATACTTGTTATAAGCTTGTTCACTAGCCAGATTCGATGAAGAAGCACAAAATTCACCAGCGCTAACCACCTTAATAGGGCTATCAGGAACACATACATCACCGCATTCGCCCGAACATCCCTTACATACCTCATTGGTATAGACAGTGTAGTCATGTGGATTACAGCAATGTTTACCACCATCATGCCAATATCCTGTAGGATCGCACTCGCTAGAATAATGCTCCTCGCTATTACCATTATTACACCTACTATCATCCATATAGTATGTATTATCACATCCGCATCCACAAGATCTGGAATCATACTCAACCACCTCGTCTTGATCAGAAGCAGAGGAACAAGGATTGGTTTGACTCCTTTTCTTACGATAGGTACACCCGTCGCAATAATAACTCCAATTACCATAAGTAGGAGTATCATCATCGTCGGCGCAATCACCATTCTTATTGGCGTAAGCCTGAGCTGCGGTCTTAGTCGCCGTATCATTCTTGAAAGCATCCTGAACCTTGCTGTCGGCATCCGCCTGAGATACGGTAGATGTCAACGCTGACAATCCTAAGGCACTATAAGGAACGGATAGAGCGACACCATGTTTACATGTACCACAATTATCCTTATAGAACGTAGCGCTTCCAGTACCGGTCCACACACAAGTGCCATGCTGGTTAGCGTAATCCTGTCCTCTCTGGTCTAGGATCTGCTCTGCCTTGCTCCTGGCATCAGCCAAAGAAACCTTGCTGGTGATAGGCGTGCCGCCGTTGGCTTGCGTAGAGGTCACCGTTATTCTCTGACCAACCCCGCTTCCGGCGCAATTGTTCTTATAGAAGTCACGGCTTGCCACGTAAGTCCAAGTACATCCACCGTTCTTATTGGCGTAGTTCTGTCCATCGGCTCCACGAACAGCATTCTCGGCCTTCTTATTAGCGTCAGCCAAAGATATGTTGGAGGTATACGGATGTCCCGGCAGCCTGTCGCTACTTACGGATACCATGTCGCCTACGCCGCCATCAGCGCAATTGTTCTTCTGAACCTGACCGGTATAGCTTCCTGTCCACGTACAAGTACCTTTCGAGTTAGCCACGCTCTGTCCCTGAGCCGTAACAGCCGCCAATGCTTTGGCGTTAGCGTCAGCTTGTGACACACATGACTTAAACTTACCATCAGAGCTAGGACTTGGGTCCGTAACATCATTCTGGGTTACAGTAACAGAACTACCCACACCTCCGTCAGCGCATTGGCGGGTAAAGGCCTTGGATGCCGTACCAAACCAGAAACAGGTATTGCTACCACCGGCTATATACCGCTCTTGATTGTTAGGATCAGTATAACAGGTATTCGTATTGCGTTGATGTAATTGAGAGATACAGTCCTTACATACGGTCTCTATAGTCTCCCATACTGGTTGCTCGGTCTTCGTATGGCACGTATCATCGTAGTTCTTGTTGACGAACGCCTGACCCATCCTATCAATGTAGGCCTTAGCCAAAGCGTCAGCCTCCTCTTGTGAACGGGTAGAAGTGAAGAACTGACCCATAAGATCTGGGGTTACGGTAATAGGATCAGCATACTGGCAAGTAGGACACTTAGGAGTGAACTCCTTGCTGTAGTTACCGACATATATCTTCAACTCATCACAAGTACCACGATCGTTGGCTATAGCCTGACCTTGTGCCTTGACAGCGGCCTTAGCAAGCTCATCGGCGGCAAACTGACTCTCATAAGAATAGAACGGACCACCAGTGACATCAGACTCCGTAACGTTAAAAGATGAAGGTATCAATCCGGATGGACAATCATTCTTCTCGAACACCTCACTATAATGACCGGTGTACTTAGGAGCCTCATGGCAAGTACCACGCTCATCGGCGATCTTCTGACCTTGGTTCATGACAGCGGCCATAGCCACCAAGTTAGCCTCATCCTGCGATACGCAAGACTGGAACGGATGACCATCGACCATATCCTGTGTCACGGTGAACGGATCTCCTATCTGATTAGCTCCACAATTGCTCTTAGTGAACTCGAAGCTAGCCCTACCGGTATACATAGTAGCGTTAGAGCAAGTACCCTTGGTGTTAGCCAAAGCCTGCCCTTGAGCCTGTACGGCGGTCATGGCCATAGCGTCAGCGGCGGTCTGGGAGTCGTTAGACTGGAATGGGTGTCCTTCTACCATATCTTGGGTGATTGTCACCTTAGATCCGATCTTACACTCACCACAGTTGTTTCTCGTGAATTCCAAGGAAGCACGGCCGGTGTACGTACAAAGGGCGTGGATATTAGCAAGGGTCTGTCCTTGGGCGTCAACGGCGGCCTTGGCCTTGTTATTGGCATCCTCCTGAGATACGGTAGACGTGAACGGATAACCGTCAACCATCCTATCATTTACCGTATAAGTACCACCAGTGCCAGTACCACAATTGTTACGGGTAAACGTACGTGTATAAGTACCGGTATATACAGGCACCTTCTCGCACTTACCTTTCACGTTAGCCACATCCTGACCTTGAGCCTCGACGGCGGCCTTAGCCTTATTGTTGGCGTCTTCCTGAGATACGGTAGACCTGAAATCTCCTGTCACCATAGTCTCATCCACGACAACCTTGGTGCCGTATTGGGTCTCATCACAGTTATTACGAGTGAACTCCTTATTATACCTACCGTAGTAGATCGTCTTCTCCTTACACTCACCTTCTAGGTTGGCTTGTTGCTGGGCGTTAGCCTCAAGATCGGCCTTAGCCTTATTGTCAGCATCCTCCTGAGAGATAATAGAGAAGTACTTACCAGCGGCTACAACATAAGTATAAGGTTGACCGATATGGAACTCATCGCAATTGTTTCTAGTGACTGTCTTCTCCATCCTTACGTTATAGTAGACGTTAGTCTGACAGTCGCCACGCTCGTTGGTGATAGCCTGACCTTGCGCCTCGACAGCGTCCTGCGCCAGCTTGTTGGCGGCATCCTGCGATACCGTAGAAGTGAACGGATATCCAGAACACATCTTCTCGTCCACAGTGAAGTCAACAGGAGTAGAACCCTCAGGGCAGTTGGTTCTCTTGAATACCTTGGAGTACGATCCGGTAAATACCGGTATCTTCTCACAGTTACCCTTGATATTCGCTATATCCTGACCTTGAGCCTCGACAGCGGCTTGGGCTAGGCTATTAGCGTCTTCCTGAGACACGATGGATCTGAAGTCCCCTGTAACCATCGTCTCATCGACAACCACATCAGTACCGTATTGGGAGGAGTCACAATTGTTACGGGTAAAGGTCTTACTAAACTTACCATAATAGATATTCTCCTTAGGCTTACACTCACCCTCCAAATTGGCTTGTTGTTGACCGTTCTTCTCAATATCCTCAAGAGCCTTCCTATCGGCGTCCTCCTGAGAGATGGAAGATACGTACTTGCCCTCAGGAATGATATAAACATATTCCTGACCGTCACTGAACTTATCGCAATTATTACGTATAAACGTCTTTCTCTGCTCCTCGTTATACCAGATATCGGCTATACACTCACCATGCTCGTTGGCGTATTTCTGACCGTTCAGGGCTATATCCTCCATAGCCTTGGCGTCTGCGTCCTCCTGCGAGATAAACGACTTGTAAGTCCTTTCCTCGACCGTATACAACACCACCGATCCATGCTGGTTGGCCAGACAGTCGTCCTTGGTGAACGGCTGAACCATCTTGATATTATAATAAACGGGCTTGGCGTCCTGAGCTATCATATACTCCTTAACAATATTACCGTCCTTTGACGTTATACGGAACTTAGCCGTACAGATCTGACCGGTATAATTAGCCTTGTATACGATATTAAGCTTATTATCGCCTACCCCATGGCTCTTGTCGTTAATGGCAAAGCAATTACCCTCGACACAATTCTTATCTATTTCCCTTGCCATATTATCCTTCAGTTATTCTCCATGAAACATCATCTCCGGCCTCTACCCTCACGATTTGGGTATCACCATCCTTATTAAGCGTCAACCTTTGCGGATCCACGTTGAAGGGTGGTTCCGGTTCCGGCTCACTACCATCACCGCAAGTGCAACATACCAGCTCGATATCATACTCGGTATTGGACTTGATATCGATGACAACCTGACCGTTCTCGCTAGTCACGTTATCGAAGTCATGATCAAGTATGATATAAGGTATATCATTAGGCTGTTGATTGATATTAACAACCTTACCGTTCAAAACAAACATCTCATGATGCTGTTCGTTATCCATATTCTTAGGCATAGCTATGACAAAACTAGCCTCATACAAATCAGTGGCTCCGGGATCCTCAGGATCGGCATACACTATATATCTGCTATCCTCTTCCGGGACTTTCATGGATAAGCCGTTCACGTTCATGGATACTATATAGGACTTGCTCACCGAGCCACCAAGGGTAAGGCAGGAAGCCTTGACCGAGGCGGAGTTGAGCTTGGCGTTGATGGTCGCCGTCCCGCCCTCCATGTCGAACATAACACTGGTAGGATCCACGCTTACCCGCTCTATACCCTTCTGGGTTATAGTAGCGAGCTTCGTAACCTTGCCTTTCTCGACCGCCACGTAAGTCTCCCTAGGCAACCTACCCATCCATCCCGGCTCTACCTTAATAGCGACCTTGTCTGGCCCGGTACCGGAAATCTTGTCGTAGGACACCCATGAGGAACCTTGCTCGATCTTAGCAAGAATATCTTTTAAATTATTCATATCATTCCGCTTGAGTTATAGTCCATTTATCACTCTTACCTACGATAATCTCCAGAATCTGCTCGCCACCCTCAGGAGGATACTCGAAGTTAGTAGGCTTAATCTCAAACACGCTGGCGCCACCACAACCAAGATCGCAGATCATGTCCGGCAACCATCCCTCCTCGAAAAACCGTTCTATAAGCTCCCTGACAGCCTCTGAAAAAGAGTCAAGCTCTAACCTGTCTACGGGAAGAGATCCCTTCTTGAGGGTCTCACCACATACCCAGCCGTCACACTCGGAAGCCAAGACCGTATCGTACACTCTTTTAGCCATAACATGAGGTATTTAAAATATTACTATTCAATGTAGTATATACGATATTAACATCAGTGAACTCATCACCCATGCAATATTTCTTCTTAAACTTAACGGACCTGCCAGAAACGACATATCCGTCATTAGGGACGATAGTACCACAATAGGTAACACTGAGCACATTCAACGGCTCGTATCTTAATCTGACAGCTTGAACGCCCTTGAACGAGTCACGCTGGATGGACGCCGTGGCGCCAGATACGGCAACCAGCTTCCTTACCAGAGACTCGATTACGCTATTCATGCTATCACCGTTCCTGATATCTGCCTCAGGGAACGACTGACCGTCATATACGATATTGGAACTGTAGATACTACACTCGTTCCCAGGTCTATATTCCGGCTTACATGGATTACAATTACTTCTCATATCAAATCAATTTGTTGATCATTCTTCTTAATTTAAGTATCTCGGCATCCCTATCCCGTATAGCCTTTATCATAGCGTTAAGGGTATCGGACATATCGCAATTAGGGGATAATCCCAATGATTCCACACGTACCTTATCACCAGGATAAATACAATCGGTACTCATGTACGTAGAGCACGGTACTTTCGTATCGTCTACAGTAGGCCTGTATTGTTTTTTGTTGCAACCATTCATTACCACGTCTCCTCTTCCGTATCGTTATCCCCGCCGCTACCACCGGCGTTGACAAGCTCGTTTATAATCTTCTTCAAATCCAGAACCTCACGATGGTATAAATCTATCTGCTTATCCCTAGACGCTATAATACGCCTCAATGAGTCTATAACGACAGAAATGTCATTACCTTTCTCTATACCATCCGCCACCAACTCATCGCCTGAGTATAAGACACATTTATCATACAAGGTTATAGGACATCCATAACCAACACAAGGTTCGTCCTGACAATCCCGATCGCAAGGATCACAAGGATCGTTAGGGCATTTGTTAAGAAACCTGTCTATCTTAACGCCATGACAACACTCTTCGTGACGTTCCCTTGAATGATCATGGCAACAACCATTTGTACTACACATATTAATAATGTTATTGTTTTCAACAAAGATACAGATTTGATTTAATAACAAGATAACACACCCCATTAAACAATATAGGGAATACGACATTCGTATCCCCTATATCTGCGAATTATAACAACGAAATAAAATCAAGACTTCAATTTAAGAACAGGATTACCCCATCTTTCTTTCCATTGCCTTCCCAAATCATTTATAACACCATTGTAATCTTTTATATATCCAGCCTTAATAGCATAAGATATATTCCTTTCTATTGATACTATCATATCCAATTCTTCAAAAGAAGCTCTATTCCTTATCCCTTCCTCATGCACGCCAAACACGACGAAATTTATACCCTTGGCTATCCTTGATAACAACTCCTTTAAATTACTTTTATCACTTATAAGTGAAGATACACTACTGCACATCTCTATATAAGCATCACCAGCGGCATTTCTTGTCCCTGCAACATTATCAACAAACCACATTACAACATCAGCGCAAACCTCAGGACTCATCTCCATGGCTACCACGAGAAAAAGATATGGATTCATATACCACATTTGACCATCCCCCTTACCTTTTCGACATGCTAATCCCATTTTATTTAAATCACTAAGATTTAGAGCCTTATTTTGTAGGCTGATATTTATCCGCTTACATAAATCCCTGTTTTCCAGCCTACTAATTATCTCCCTGCATTTTTCCTGAAACCCATCATACTTAATGATATCATTAAGCTTCTTGGGAGACAGCCCCTTTTTAAGCCTATCATCAGACAAAACCTTCATGGCTAAAGTGATATTAACAAAACCATTATCACTAAGCGCCGGTATGACAACGCCCATCAATTTCCTGTCGGAAGACTTGATTTCAACCCTACTTTTCATAACTTTGAACAATATTTTAAATTAAACATAATACCTATCGGTTCGAGATGAATAGATAGGTATGCAAATATAAAATATATTCAACATACAAACAAGTGAATCACAGTATATAAACTTAATACCATTGATATATATACAAAAAATGGAGGAGATACACGATCCCCTCCAAGCACTAATCTATAAATTATGGAAAAACAAAAAAAGGTATTATCACCAATAACACTGATCTTCTTGATCGATATTCTCAATCCATTTCTCACACTCAAGATTAAGATCAGCGTATTCCTGTCCCTCTACCATCAAGACCTCACGAGCCTTGGCGTTGGCATCCTCAACCGATATCCATGACCTAAACCTGTTGGCTTTGATAGAGTAATATACTTTACCGGACTTATATCCGAACGGACATACCTTTTCAAACCAATCACCGATCTTCGTGTTATAGAATACAGGTGAACAACTACCCTCGGCGTTAGCCTTCTCCTGACCTTCTTTCATGAACTTCCTATAGGCTAACGTATCGGCGTCGATCTGGGATATATCGGATATGACAGCTCCGGATGGTAATTCATATACAATACCTTCCTTGCCTGATGTGCCAACATCGCAATCGTTCTTGTAAAACAAGCCACGAAGAGGCTGTGAGGCCCAGTCCTCGCAGCAAGCCCCGACGGAGTTGGCCTCCCCCTGCCCGATCCGTCCAAGCTCCACCATGGCCTTATCATTGGCATCTTTCTTAGATACGTAAGAGACAAACCTGCCTTCCTCTATGCATACCTGCTCCTTGGACCCCCTACCGCTTACGCAATTGTTCTTGATAAACTCATCGCATACCTGATCATTATACCATACAGCCGGTATTATGTCGGCATATGTATTGGCGTAGTCCTGACCGTTGGCCTTGATATCATCCTCAGCCTTACTGTCAGCCTCCTCCTGCGTATCGCCAAAATAGACGTTGGCCGGGACCCGGTAGTCAACAGAGCCGCCCACGTACCCGGCAGGAGGGTTGTTTCTGGTGAACGTCCGTACTATTTCTTTATTGCCGTATATCATTGTGATTCACTTTGTCGCAAATATAGATATTTTACCGATATGAGACACATAACCGTAAATGCAAATATACAGTTACCTGATTATCAGTTTTTGGGCAAAAATGGAATTAATTATCCCAATGACTAAATGACTCCGATCCGGCAAAAACGCCATAATCCCTGAACATGCCTCCACATAATATGAAATCGCTTTTCTTACTACCGTTTATAGATGACAATATATACCGGTAACCCTTTCCTGTTATATAGATAGTCCTTGCATATACAACCTTTCCGGATTCCGTACATATATTCTTATCCCGATAATGAGCAAATCCTTTCTTTACGGCGTTAGCCGTAATCTCCCAATCTCCATTAACCTTAACCCTTTTGACTATTATCTTTATCTTAACAAGAAAATATCGTAAACATTTATCGCTTATAATTATATCATTCTGCTCAAGCTTCTTGGCTAAATCCCTTACCAGCAAATCCGACTCTCCAGACATGATAAACGACTCTGAAAATTCTATATCCTCTTTCTTCGACTCAAGGACCTTAGCCACCTCCTCGGCTTTAGCCTTCTCCTCTAACGCCAGCTTCTCTGCGGCTACCCTGCCACGATATTCCTTAGCCCAAGCCTCGGCAGCCTCTGCGGGATCAGTAAAATTAGGCAGCTTGATCAAAGAAGAATACGACCCCGTCTCTCTTATAGAAGGAAGAACTTCTTTTGTAACCCATCTCTTAAACGATCTAGCGGATTTGATCTTAGATTGCAAAATCAACGAATACACACCGGATTCATTGATTAAGCGTATTTCTCTAACTGCCTGATTTAGAAGACTCCTCCCAAATTGGATACTTGATTTACAGCTACTTGACAAAATGATAACATCCTCCTCATCAACCGCATTTCTAACCGCATCGGTAGGCTTTAAATAACCTAGGCATTTAGCCACATCCGTACCGACAAACCATGGAGCACCTTTTCATCCAACACTATTCTTACATTCCCAAATTCATTACTCTCAAAAATCTTTATATCTTCCATAGCAAAAAAATGCCCGAACAGCAGAACATAGCATCTCACCTCTACGAACCGCCGAACGGGTCAATATCTTTCAAACTTAAACGACCTTTAGTGAGATGCCGTCGTTTATGTTTCAATGCAAATATATTACGAAATATATAAACAACAAAATATTTAACAATATTTCATAAATATATATCTATGCCACTGATTATCACCAATACCGATTTTTCTCCATTGGCTCGTTACCTATTACAAATCTTATCCTCCAAAGCATAAAGAATTTTCGCTACGGTCTTATCACCACTTACCTTCACGCAAGACTCACCAAGATCCCGGACATCTATAGCCTCCCTGATACGGGTAAGCTCGTCATATATCTCCTCTATCACATCAGAGATCTTGACATACTCATCAGAGTCCTTATGCTTTGACCACTCTGGTAGATCACCCTCATAAGGTACGCAAGTGGACGGAGTTATATGTAAACAACTGTATTTTTTCATGCCAGTAACTTATTAACACGTTCCTTTAACGATCTCACCTCATCCGGGCATAACCCGCAATCATTATCACATAATGACCTTTGCAGACGAATTATCTTACCCCAATAGGATATATCGGGCTTATTCCCGATCCTATACCTATGGTATCTCATATATCTACCCCATTGGCAGGACAGCCATTCGTCTACGACCTTACATAGATCTATCCTATCAAGGTTTGATATGCTTTGAGCGCCCATCCAGAATCTCCTTTCTCATTTCCTGTACCTCCTCGTCAGGCGGGCATCCATATGGCAGGTTCTTGATCCACTCACGGATCTTTTTCTGCATATTAAGATAAGATACGCCAACGCCATCACCCTTGGTACGAACTTGCTTATATATACTAACCACGTCACGCTCCATGGTCTGCAACGGATCTTGCATAACCATACATCCAGCGGTGCTTCTAGAAGCATATTCCCTATCGCTAACAACGGTAGAAGAAGAATGATTCATCATACTTCTCTCAATCCTTTCTCTCTCGGCCCTTAATGCCTTTTCCCTCCAAGTATTACAACCCACGACTAAATATTTTTATGTTTAACAATCCACGCAATTGGTAGCCATCTCAAGAAGCTCTCCAACACGATCAATGATCTCATGAGCCGCCTCTATATTGTCCAACCTAACGTTAGCCTCCGCTACGACCATAAGTGTCTCCATCTCCTGTATCTTATTTATAAGATCCTTATCCTTGTCCTCGCATAGGATATCAGTCTTAATCCATAGCCGATCAAGACGCCTGCGTATAAGATCCGTCTTAAGATACTTGCGACTGAAATTGTAAGTGGAAGGGCTACCTATGATCTTGATATCATATATACCATCAGGTAGATCAAGGTACTTGACATTACAATCATCGTAATTAAAACAATTGAGACCTAGTGTTAGGCTGGTAAAGGTATTGACCTGATTCTTGCCAAGGAACAACGTAACGGGGCCGGACATGCCCGGCGTAGTGATCTCGATGATCGCCTTCCTATCCTCCAGCAGCCCCCACTCGGACTCATCCAATACCTGAAGCACCTTGGGATCACGTGTCTCTAGCACCTGAAACGACAGCCTAATATCATTCATATTAACCTTCTTATCGTACCGGCACAAGCTATCGTCATAACGGGCTTGCATATCAAGATCCGGGATATCGGTATAATATGTCTTGACCTCATGACCGTTGATAAACACCGATGTTATCTGACAAACATGAGACCTAGCGACATCAAAAAACACCATCCTTACATTACCCTCATAATCAACACCAGATGTCGGGTATGTCAATATCTGGGTATTATACTCACCATCGTTACGTCTAGCCACGACAGTAATAACGATAGGTTTCTCTATATCGTAATCATCCATAATAATCCTTGCGGCGAACTTATCATGAATTATCTTCGGTATGATATTTACTTGGTTCATCTTTACTACTTTTAAGCAAAGATATAAAATAGGATCATACCAATACAATAAACCTACTTTAAGATAAACCCTAAGGCATTCACTATATCATCACGATCACCGATAAAACCTTTATCAATCATCATAGAAAGCAAATCAGTAAGAGTAAAAAAACCATAATCGTCAACATACGGTCTACTTAACAAAACAAACAATATAGATATTATGCGATTGTCTTCCTTGGCAATATCAAATAGCTTCAACATGTCATCTGACATATAATTTCCTACATTCAAACTTACCATGTCGGACAATGGCAGATAATCAATATTCCCATCACCACCATGAATAAGATTGCTACAATAACTCAATATAGGATCAACGCTATCATCATAATCATCAGAATCGCAATTGACATAATCGACAATTAAACGCATCACCTTATCTTTCAAATAGAGAGAAGAGCATTTAATAGCCAAATCCTTAACATCCCCACCATCATATTCCCCAAGAAGCTCTATCATCATAAATATATCCACCCATATCATAGACAGTCGTTCGTCAACAACATACATGAATGTGCCAGAATCCATCAAATCTTTGACTATATCTTCAGATTCATCTAAAGAATCAAATAATGATGACACTTTAAAAAGTTGCTTCTTATCATCAAACACCGTATAAAAGTCATGTGATTTTATATTAACCATAATATTAGAAATTAAAATTGTTATACAAATACTGCGATTCAATATAATCGTCAAGGAACGGTGTGCTATTATCAGGAATCCACACCTCATCAGACAACGCGGCCATACCAAACTCATCAACTATCTCATCTCCAGACACATAATCATAAGCCTTGACGCCAAATATCTTAATCCTTTTAACCTTGCCAAAAGCGGACTTGACTTCCTTTATCTTCCTATCCAACTTCCTCACCCCATCGACGAACTCAGAGAAAGTGACACCACGCTCATCTAAATAGCTCTTTATAGCCCTCTCTATGGTCTTGATACTGACATTACCAAAGCCCTTCTTCCTGACCTTGTTCTGAACCTTTTCCTTAAAAGAAATGCTCACCCCATTGTTTTTGGAAGACACAAAATCCTTAAGGTCACGTTTCCTGATCGAATCCATAGAATCATAAACAACACGCTTGATATCCTCGGCACGCTTCCTATTGCACTCATGGGCTTTATAGGTAGGATTATTTATATTTCGTTCATCCTCTAGCTTATGATGCTTAGGAGGGCAATTGTCCCAATAATAATACCTCGCATTGTTGCTATGCACAAAAAGATCAGGATGCTCCTTCTTCGCCTTCCTCACCATAGCATAATAACCGTGGACAACAGCCACGTTAACATAACTGATCAAAAGCCACCTAACTAACTTTATCTGATAAGCAAGATTATCACCACCAAGACGATGATGCTTGATATAGTAATTAACTATTTCATTCACAAAGTAATAGAACCACTTGATGTTGTATTTGATCCCAAGCGTCCTAAACCTTATAGGGTCAAGGCATATGATAAGAATGCCTATCAGCGTCTCCGATATCGGCTTCTCCAGTATCTCTGATTTTGATGATGATTGACGCTTTATCCTAGGGTTATCGCAACAAGGATTAGCATTGTCATTAAGCAAATAAGGTAGGATGACCTTGCCGGAATCCCTCCTCAAGGCTCTATTTTCTTCTGACATCCTCTTTTTTTCTGAGGAAGAGACGAATTGGTCGAATATTAATGTTAAATTTGCCATATGTTATTTTTTTAGTATAGTACAAAGATACTAAAAACTTTGTCATTTCAAAATGAGTGCTTGTGAAAGTACTCATTTTTTTTGTTTATGATCACGGCTTTTTACGGCGATCGCTATGGTCGAAATCCAACTTGGACATTGCGTAGGTAGACTATCGTAGGGATAGTTAAGAAAAGAGATGAATTTATTTATCCACCTTCTTTTATAAACACAGTTGTCTATTTTGTGACATGTGATATAAGAAACTTTCGCCCCCTTAAGAAGGGAGTCTCATTATTCTCATAAGTTGATTGATTAAAAAGCGTTAGCTAACGCTTTGTTATTATCTAAAGTATATAACTTAAATACATTAACTTAATAATCTGTAGTAAATTGAAAAACAAAGATCTCAACAATAACTTATATCAATAATTTAGTTTAGTGTATTTTTGACATCTACTTATGTTGTCAATGGATCTTTAATCGACAAACAACTACCTACATCAGACGTTAATGCATTGATATGTTTACTTCTTTCCAACGCTTAAGCGTAATATGCCAAGGGGAAAAGGGAGGTAGGCTACGAGTCGCTCCGCTCCTGGCCGGCCGTGTGGGGATACCTCCTGCCCTGCCTCACGGAGCCGCCACATTTCCTTTTGGTGTCAATAAGTGTAGACCTTGAAAAGACATTTCCTCAAACAGTATACTAGATAAGGGATTCTCTTTAAGGGATATTCTAGTTGAGTAAAAATTTGGTCAAAGAGGTTGTTTGGTCAAAGACAAAATTATATATTCGCGATACGGTCGGTTGGATGAGTTGGTTTAGTCGGTGGTCTGCAAAACCATACACCTCGGTTCGAATCCGGGACTGACCTCGCATTTGCAATCCTTTCTGGGGTGATAACCCACAGGTGTATAAGGCGCCTTGTACACCTGTTATTTTATCAATCCTAATCTTTTCAATAATACGAACAATACAACTAGTATACCTAAGATCGAGATAAAGATAATAGCTGTAGGCCACTTTGACTCATCCTTATCATCCACATCCTTAGATTTGATATCTATCTTATTATCCATATTCTTTATATCATTCCTCGTCTTATCAATACCAAGGGAGTCGGCTGTCACGGTGCTATCACGCCGGCCAATGACGATATGGGTATCTGTCTGCGATGACACCGGTCGCTCCCCCGTGGCAGGATCAACATCCTTGTCCGTATCGAACTTCCTCTCCGTTATAATAATATCGGCATTAAGGTCAGAGGTCTTTATCTCCACCATCCTCCGGTCTATAACCTCATTTATCATCGTCTCTATCCTGCTGATCAACCGGCTATCAATAGACGTTTCGCTAACCTGCCTCCTGCTTCCGCAAGAGGACAGGGACAGCGACAGACCTAAACAAAAAATCGCCCTAAGACTTATCCTTAACCTCATCATCAGCAATCTTCTTTATATCGTCAAACGTCTCGTCAGGTATGTTCTTGGAAAAACTAAACATCTTGAATACGTTTATCCTCTTAAACACGGCCTTGAATACCTTAACCAAATAAGCGTCAGCGAAAGTATCCCCTATGGTATTCAAGAAAAGCATGACATATCCCACAAGGGCTATATACACACCATATTTGGTTACGGTAAGTATCATACTAGCCTCCTCCTCGATCGGGTATAGCGTCTTATATATAACACATAATGTCATTACTATAAAACAAGACAAAGCGAACTCCTTAAGAATATCAGTTAACCTGACCTCCCTAAGCCATCTCTTAAAACTAAACCGTCTTCTACGGCTTCGTCGGAGCTTCCAGCCCCTTACGCTTTGCGCTAACCTAGCAAAAAAATTCGCTATTAATACTATAAGTAATACAGTCAATAAATGATGAACTGGCTGGAAGTAAGCCCAACAAGAGGCACCATACGCAAGCGCAATATTCCACAAAGCCCCTACTCGCTCTATCATGTCTTTGTCTTTCATTTTATACCATATACGCAAAGTTAACCACTATACCATTAAGTACCTAAAACACCACGGCGTGTATACCGTTCCTCGTATCAAGGCTGTCAAAATGCAACCAACCCACCTTCCCTTCAAGCCGGAAAGGATATGGTAACATATCTTGATGATCCAAAATCAAGCCTCTGGCCTGTTCCGCCGTCATCGACTTGACATCGAAATCCCCAGCCTTACCCAACACATGAGCGGATAGATAAACATCTTTCTTATCCTTGACTATCTGGCAGATGTTGCATCTAAGACCACGTTGAGAAAACTGCCCCTGCTTGTCCCAATTATTACAATACATAGGCTGTTTGATTATATCCCTCCGCAATATAAGAAGATTATGGAGAAAAGCAGTATCAAGAAACTGCCACGATCTGTCCTTCCACTTATTGTATGTATGAGGACATACCAATTCCACTATATCAAAATACGAACCCAGTTCTTTTATAATATCATTTCTATTCATATTATCAATTTTTAAAGTAATGCAAAATAACAATACCACGATAACCTGATCCTCCTCGACCGAATTTGGCCCCACTATTAGACGCTTTAGAGGCTCCTCCTCCACCACCTCCATAATAAGTGGCATCATCTCCATTTTCGCCATTAATAATAGCGCCCTCAACATCCTTAGCTCCAGCTCCATCACCTCCTCCGTGATTGCCACCTTTACCTCCGGATAAAAAGCCTTTATTCCATCCTCTTGTATAAGCTCCCGATCCACCACCAGCGCCCATAGGATAAGGATAACGATCAGGATACTTATTATTAAAAACATATGATCCATCTTGCCCTGGATTTCCCGGGGAAGGATCATGACCATCCCCTTCAACTCCATATCCGCCTCTTCCACCTTCACCGGCAATAGCCTGATATATACCGAATATACTATCACCACCTATATCTCCTACAACCACCCTATATGTAACACCTGGATTTACGGATATAGTCCTAGTCAGTACACCACCTCCGTTACCGCCACTCCCGGCATTATATAAATCGGAATATTCTCCATTAAGACCTCCGGCGACCAACGCGAACTCAACCTCATAGACCCCATCAGGAACCTCCCAATATCCATTATCCTGAGGAGATAGTTCCTCGAATACCTCTATTATCTTCTTTTTGGGTAACATCCTTCTTCTCATCATAAGGCAAACAGGATTTTACCCCCCCCCCCAATTTAATTTTAAAATATTGATATTCATAATATTATTCTGGTTTAATCGTCCATCTCTGGGCGTAGTTATTTTTTAGCACATATATCTTCTCCATAGGTGTAGCGGGAGACCCGTTGGACGAGCCTTTCACGAATCCCTCTGGGGCCTGCTCCGTGCCGGAAGGACGCTGGTTTTCGGTTGGATAAATAGCAGAATACATGCTTACCGAAAGACTATAGAACTGGTTCCTCTTCCCATCCTTAGCCACGGATGTCATAGTAATCTGATCCCATCCTACAACAAGGTCGTAGAAAGAGTTCACGAAATCATCTGATCTTTTTTGGCTATGAGTGGATGCATTCACGTTAAACATTGTAATAGCCCTCATCTCATAAATATAATCCGGAAGCTTATCCATTCTAAGACTATTGCTATTAAATGCAACGAAACTAGTAAGATGTTCCAATCCCCTTCCAGACATATTATCATCATTCCAACCCGTCCTCCTTTCTCCACTTACCCAGTCATCTAAAAAACAGAAATCAGCAATGTTAGGATTTATCTTATCTACCTCGAAAAAAGGAAGGGTATTTATATCAAAATAATTCCACATATCAGAAGGTCCAGGATTTATTCTCAACGAAGTTAATTTAGGAAGATCATTAAACTCCTTTATATACCTATCCAAATAACATGAGGACAATTCAAGGTTTTGAAGATTTTTCATATTCTTTATATTTCTTATCCCACTAGCCTCTATATCCCTAAGATCAAACATATTAAACATATTTAAATAATATACCTCTGTCTTACTGGTTATAGCCTCAGGCATTTCAGTCATTCTTTGCCCTATATTTTGAAGATCGATATAAATTAACTTTTTGGATCTTGACAACTTGTCTACAGGTATACCGTCATTAACATACATCGTATGGGATACGACCAAAGACTCAAGTCCTGGTATATCCACAATCGGGAAAGCCGTCATATTACAAATTTGGATATTGGCATAATAAATATCACAAGTAAAATCTATCGACACAGCCCGTTGTACGTCCCTCCTCCCATCAGCGTAAGCATGATTATCTATAGGTACGTATTGCGATCCATCCTCCTTCCTGAACCACCACGTAGTATTGGGATTTTTCCTGTGTTGTATTGCCAAAGAACGGAATATAATACGATAATTATCCTCCCCTTTAACCTTGGTCATAGGAAACTGCTCCTTTATTCCATCCCCCCAATCCACATTAGCCATACCGGGCTTTCTGGATCTAAACTCAACATACGTATTAAAAGAATTACCAACGACAGGATCGGGTACATAATTATAATCATCGGTATAATAATTTCTAAGTGCCCTATCCCATGTGGTGAACCACACGAACTTGTTGGATGATGCCTCATATTTATATAATGTCTTAGCCATTACCTATCTTGTTAAAATATTCTACAATAACATTCCTGTCCAATCCCATAGAATCACATAAATACTCCCCTTCAGGTTGACCCCCAAACGATAATACCTTATCCGTATCATGAGCTAAAACATCTCCATTGCCTACAAAGGTACGCCCATCGTCAAATACGATAAGCTTATATGGCTTATACGACCTCGTGTCAATATCAGAAGATCGTATTGACCTTAACACCGAAGCCTCTGGTGCCATATTAAACCTCCATCCATAATTATTCATAAGCACATAAACCATCTCCATAGGAGTCGACGGAGAGCCATTAGACTGACCCTTTATAAAACCAGAGGGAGCCTGTAATACGCCACTAGGTCTTTTATCATCAGGATTGGAATATGAATACATATTTAGATACAATCCATAAAACTGATTTCTTTTGCCATCGGAAGCAGAGGAGGACATAGTGAGATAATCAAACCCCATCACCTTCTCATATAATGTCGATATAAACGTATCACATCGACTTTGGGTTGACAAGCCGCAATACATATAAAAGCTATTCATAGACCTCATCTCATATATATAATCCGGGAGATTACTTACATCTATATTATTATAACTGAATGAAGCGTCGAGAAGCTCAATGTTTCCCAATCCCTTACCGCTCATATACGGATGCCAATTCTCGACAGATCCATACCATCTATTTATATGATCGAAAATCTTTAAACTAGAATTTATCTTATCCACCTCATCCATAGCCGGGCATGTGTTAGGGTCAAACGATGGCGTAGCCCCTCCCGGGGATATATATAATTCTCTTAGCTTGCTAAAAGACAGCCATTCCCTTGGATATACCCTAACCCTGCAACCTGCCAAAGATAATGATACAAGATTAGGCCACATAGAGGGTAATTTCCTTATATTAGAAGACTCCGTATCATTAAGATCAGCCGTTCGACTTAAATTAATGCTTCTCAACTTAGTCAACCTATCCCAATCATCCGGTATGGATGTCAATGTCCCTACACCAAATTCGTTAAGTGCTATATACTCTATATTTACCGATCTACGTATCCTGTCTTTAGGGATATCGGTTATATTCCCATCGCCGGTAATGGATAAGGTTAAGTTGATAATACTTGGGGCGTCTAATATCGGGAATCCTACCATCATTATCCTCATTGTTTGAACGAATGTAATATCATTCGTAAAAGTCATGGTAATGACCCGATCTTTATCTAGCCCATCAGCGTAAGCATGATTGGGGGTGGGAATATACTCACTCCCATCTTCCTTATAAAACCACCATGGATGGCTATCCGGATTCTTACGATAACTTATATCCCTTCTCCTGAACATCAACCTATATCGCCCGTATATGGATTCGCTCCTATCCTTCACGAAAGGAAATTGCTCTTTATTCCCGTCACCCCAATCGACCTCGCACATGCCGGGGGTCTTGGAATAAAACTGTATACTCTCATTATAATTATTAGGATCCAATATAGGATCAGGCACATCATCAGTAGTATCATTCCTGGAAGCTCCCCTAAAAGCGTATTTGCCTTTAGTAAAAAAGGTTATAGACCCTTTATTCGTATCCTTACATATCAACTTCATACCTCTCCCTCCTCTATTCTCCTGAAATACTCGACAACCGGCGAGCTGTCCAATCCTAGATCGTTACAGATATCTATGGCCTCGTATTTGTCGGCGAAATCATACTTACTCATATTATCATCCAACACGTCTCCGCTGAACACGGATACATGACCGTCCTTTACGCCAAGGACGAACGGGGCGATCCTCGCCTTCCCCGCCCGCCGTGCCCTCGTAAGGGCGGCCTTAGAAGCCGGGGCAGACGCCAAGACCCATGTCTGCCCGTAGTTATTGGTAAGTACATACACCTTCTCCATAGGCGTCGTAGGATTACCATTACTAACGCCCTTCACGAACCCATCAGGAGCCTGATAAACGCCAGACGGTCTCTTATTAGTAGGAGCTGAGGCAGTATATAAATCTAAGGTGAGTTTATAAAACTGATTCCTATTACCGTCAGAAGCCGTCTGCGACATCGTTATATAACTCCACGACATTATCTTATCATAAAACGTGTTAACGAACGTATCAGCCATCTCCTGCGTATTTATAAATCTACCTTCATCACTCAAAGTCCATATCCTAAATTCCCTTATCTCATACAAGTAATCCGGAAGATCGTCTACCGGCACCGTACTTGAAGAACAATACATATTATGGATCTTATTTAACTTCCCTCCTACTAAATCCTGCTTCCATGAACTACCGTTAGCCATAAAAGTAACGCTTTCCTTATCATCCCCTACCTTATCCACCTCATCAAATACAGGTATATTATTCCGATCGCTAATAATGCTTATACTTTTTGCCGGAATAGAATCAAATGCCGGGTCATACGAAGGGATATTACACCAATTGAAATTAAACCCAGTAAGATTCTTCCATTCCGAGAATCTTCTCCAATTAGAATCAGGATTATCAGCGAAATTAAAAACACTGTTACATCCGAAATACCTCAGATTTTTCATATTTAAAAAACCTTCCGGCCAATTGTCCCAAACACCAGGATGAGAAAAAGACCCCATCTGTATATTACGAAGATTAACGCTCTTACGTATCCTGTCATATGGGATATCACCATTTTTAAGAACGGATCTGACCATAGCCAAATAAGTTATATCAGGTAGATTAACTACAGGAAACTCATGGAGGACAATACCATCCATATTGAACTCCCCATCGATTACGTTAGAGAACCTCATCGTAACCTCCCTACGCCTGATATCGCTATACTTATGTGGAGGAACCGGTATATACTGAGATCCATCCTCCTTCCTATACCACCATGTAGTATCGTCAGGATTCTTTTTGTACTCAATATCTAAAGACCTGAATACTATCCTATAACTACCGTCAGATATCTTGACCAAAGGGTATTGATCCTTTGTCCCATCACCCCAATCGACGTCCACGAATCCTGGATTGTTTGCCGAGAACCTGAGATTACGATTAAAATTACCTAAATTTACTATCGGATCAGGCACATAATCAGCATTCCTCCCATTATAACAAGGGAATCTATCCTCGTTAACATAAAACGTCACCGAGGACAGGGGCGTATCATATCCTACTAAAAATCCCATATCAACTAATTGAGGTTATATCATAAGACACCCATTCCTTGTATCCGTTAACCATCTCATATACCTTGTTGATGGTCTTGCATACGACAGCGAATCCGATATCCACGTTAGGGAACTTCTCGTTAAGCTCATCTATCGTAAGCTCCTTGGTTATGCTCTCATCCCACTTACGCATCTCCTTTACCTCCATGAGGATCGGTTTACCGGTTGTGCTTACGCTCATTACCCACTCACCCTCACGATTGGCATCCTCCAGATCCGGGAAGATAGTAACGCCAAACAACTCCGTGAGCACGAACTCATCACCGTTCCGGGTAAACGACACCGCCGCTCCGGGGGTCAAGACTACCTCGTTCACAGCCAGCATACTCACCAGCTTCTTGGCTCCCCCTGATACGGTCCCATTCAACACGACAGTCACGTTACCCGTAGCGCTATTAACGAACTTGATATCATTCTTCTCGCTATTTATAGCCTGTAACCTAGACCCAGATACGATATTTACGATCTCATAATTCTTGTCGTAAGTGCTCTGTAGCGTCACATTGCCGTATTTAGTATCGATAAGGGTAATCCACTTAGCCTTACCACCTACTATCTCAACAAGCTTATAAAACACGTCATTGCCGTCAGCGTCAACCCATCTAGCTATAGCACCCGGAGCGAAATTAGTCACCTCCCGATCTTGAGTATAACTTATAGTGCTTTCCGTAGGCTTGTTAGCCAAAGTAACGTAAAGACATTGCTCTACATCGGCCTCCATCTTAACTATCCCAGCACCATCGTAATAATAATCAGGTACGTTTTTCTGTCGTATCAACAAGATGGTACCTTCCTTAAGCTTATCGGCGTTAGTTGGATCATCCACGAAAGACTTCATCTGGATATAAGTATCGAAGATAATAGACGTACTCTTATCCTCTATCTTCTGATTGATATCATTGACAATATTATTAATCTCGTATTTCGTATAATAAGGAGATAAATCAACCTTCGGACCTTCCTGCTCTAAAGCCTGAGTTCCATCCCACCAATAATCAGGTACATCCTGCTCCCTAATCCAGAGGCTGTCACCCACACGGAGCTTAGCCGTGTTCTCCGGGACCGCCAGCCACTCATTCATGGCATCGACCGTATCAAAGATATACGCCGTGTTCTTGCCCTCAGCTATACGTCTTACGACAACCAACTCGCTCTCGACATCGCTAAGTCTTTCCTTTATATTATTGATTTCTCGCTCTAACTTATCATAATTATCCTCCTGATCTATAGCGTCACCGATGGACATATAAACCTCGTTAGTGAGCTTATTGTAGGTAACACGAGCCACCTTCTCGTAGGATGTCTTATACGTAGATGAGCCTTTGCTGGTATGACAAACAAAATCATACGTATTTTGATACACCACAGATCCACCGGTATTGATGAAATTATATCCATCTTGGCTCATCGTACCTCCCTTGTATCCAACAAGTTCAAAAGAACATTTACCCGTACCTTTAGATCCAAACCATGTAGCGTAGGCCATGAAATACGTCTCTTCAGGTAGGATATCATAATATTTAGCCCTTAAATCCTTCACCGACATCCAAACACATTCCTTACCAGAACCGGTATTATCACCACCCCATTTAAGAACTTCTCTAACAGAGCTATCTCCATTTCCGGGGCCAGACCAACCTACAGCAAGATTATCTATGGTGGGAACATTAGAATTAAGGGCTTCCGTCATCGTGTCCAAGTCCCTTCCGGAACTTGATTCCCATAAATATCTGAACGTCACAAAATCAACATCCCCGATCTTAATGCCTCCGGTATTACTAGGATATGTTTTTGTGACTAACTCATAATACCATTTACCATCACGGAAAGTAGCCCTTATCCTCTCTACTTGCTTGGGGGATATAGAGACATATGATCCGCCAACGGAAACGTTATCGCCATCAACCGCACGGGAAGTCCCATCCTTTGGATCCTCAGGGTCCACGGGGGTGTAGATCGTAGCCTGCTTATCTCCGGCATTGATAACAACTATATAATAGCTGTCCCCATCAAGACCCTCATCATGAGCCATGGTTACAAAGCCATGATCGCTATCCGGCCTCCATTCAACGACAACCATATGCTTATCCATAGGTATACCGGAAACGCTGTTAACGTAATTGGTTGACGACATGAAAATGGCATGATCATCATAAGCCTCATCAACACGTTGATGCTTAGTAGCCAATCCGTCAAGACGTGATATCTCAATGGGGTCAGTTACCTCGACCCCATTATAATCATACCACTTATATCCGATCATCGTATTCTCACGACGATATTTCCTTTTCCTTATGACCTGACCTCCAGCTAAGGCGTCAATCATAAAATAATCATTACATACTTTAACCATAGCCGTTCAGATTAACAGGTTTGACATAAACAAGCCACGATAGTAGCGCCATCGGGGATGGAGGTCAGCGTGGTCCCTACAGGGTAGGTCGGGGAGGATGACTCCATCACCATCAACGACGTCCGCTCTACGACCATATTGTTATCAATCAACCGGCTCCCCTCCACATAGAACCGGCCATCGGCCACCTCATAGCATTCCCGCACCGGAACCATATGCCTTTGGCTCTTATCAGCGTAATCACAGATCGTCACCTTAGCCCCATCCGGTATAGACGTAAGCTCATCACCTACATTGTAATCAGGATGATCAGAGTACACGACATACAATATAGACTTAATATCCTGTAACGCCGGATTGACTTTCCTGAATCCCTTCAAATGTATCTTATGACCACCGATCTCATAACAATCATCCACGTCCATGATATTAAGATCACAACTGATAACCGTCCAGCCGTTAATAATCGTCTGCGTAGGGGTAGTATTGATAGGATGATCGGGGTCGGTAGACTCAACGATCTTATAGTCGAAAGTCTTTACATCCAGATTTCCGTTCAACGACTCCTGTCTCCTGATCTTCACCGCACCCTTTCCGGTATCATAACAAGTCTCAGTGGTATCGATAAGTCGATCCATATAATCCGGCTCCTCGCATTCGATACGAGCGAAATTGGATGGCAAAGAGGTATATTGAGCACCAACATGGATATCATTGTCTGTAGAACTCAATACATGATGATTATACGACCTAACATGATTTAAAGGGTTGATAACGTAAGTGGATTTAATCCTTACCGATCCTCCCTGTGTCGAGTAACATTCTACCGCATTTCTGGTAATACGATCATCCAACCTTTCTAGAGCACACCTTTCACGGATAAAATACGCAGGGATATTATTCATCCTATTTCCTAGCCCATACCCATTATCAGACGAGTCCACAATCTCCCAGAACTGGTTTCTTTTCCCAAGATCACCGTCATAAGACACCACATGTCTCATACGCACGCTTCCGGCTGATGTCTTGTAACACTCCTCGATATCAATAGGCATCCTATCTTCCATATCCGTGAAATCACAAGACACCAAAGAGAATCCGTCCGGGAGGGTAGCCAGTTCGGCCCCCGGAACGAAGCCGGCGTCATCCGATTCAAGCACCTCGAAGCGGACGTATCTTGCCTTTATCTTGGAGTCATAAGAAACCAACCTACGAAGCTTGACATTGCCATTGCCTCCGTCATAACACTCGACATAAGACCTGATGTCACGCTCCTCCATATCGTCGAAATCACAGACAGTCCTTACCCACGTATCTGGCAAGGAACTGAAGCTGGCGCCCTCAGGTTGTGACGGGTCGGTAGTCTCCAGGACTTTATAGTTCTTATCCCTAACTCCTATATTCCCGTCCCATGACGTGAGAACCTCCAGCTTCACCTTACCGGCCGGTGTCTTATAACATTCTACAGTTACCTCAATATCCCGGTCCTCCATATCCGTGAAGTCACAAACGACCTCAACCCAGTCATCGCTTATGCTGGTGATAAACTTACCTACCGGATTCTCAGGATCGGTACTTTGCTTGACGCGATACCATTCCTTTCTGGTACCCATCTCGTAATCAAATATCTTATATCCCTCTATCTGCACCCTTCCGGTTCCGGTATCAAAGCATTTAAGCACCGGTATTATCTCCCTTTGGGTCATGTCCGGGAAATCACATACTATACGACTCCATGTATCGGGTATCTTATCATACTCCGTACCGATAGGATTGCTATCGTCAGTCGTATTTACCACCTCATAATGGGATACCTCCGGGTTCAGGCGGGGGTCTACCGACTCAACGCCCTCGATCTGGACCTTGCCCCCTTCCGTGGCGTAACATTTACTTACGAATATCAACTCCCGATCGGTCATCTCCGCTATGCTACAATCTATAGCTACCCACTCGGCAGGAATCTTATCCAATTCCGTACCAATAGGCGTATCAACATCTGAAGAGTTGATGATAAATATCTTCTCGGCCAATATCTCACCCTTATTATTCATATAGGTATGGATACGAGCCTCTACCTGACCTCCCGGAGTACGATAACATTGGTTGACGATCGACACACGGGCGTCCTTGATGTTAATGAACTGATAGTCCTTTTTAGGAACCTCGCTTACAAGTCTCTTTACTCCTTTATCATCGAAGTACACGTAACATCCGTCATTCCTCATCATGACCGGATACGTCTTTCCGTCTATGACAACACCTGAGAAGTCATCTGGCGGAACGGAGAAACCCATGCTTCCGAATATAGAAGCCAGTCTCTTTAAATACTCATTTATCGCAGACATAATATCATATTTTAATTCTACTGCCTCAAAGATAACAAAAAAAGGAAGAGAATTGAATCTCTCCCTTTTAGGAAATATATGAACGCAAAAAAGGTTCTTTATTTCGGTTCGGTTACGATAGCCGGGCCAAGACCAGCGGCAGCGCCGATCATGTTAATCATCTCCTGAACACCCTCATGAGCGCCATAGCGTACACGTAAGATCAGATTAACCGGATCATCGGCGATAACCTTTCCGAATCCTTGAGCGTATCTATGAGGATTGAGCGTAATCTGGAAGTCCACGTACTGCGCCGTTTGCTCAACACGACTGTATTCGTTCATAAATGTCCGTCCCATGAAATCCTGATGTTTCGGGAAACCGTTGAAATGAGCATAGCCCTTCAACTCGTCATCCATCATATTACCGCCGACATGAGTACGCGGGGCTTTGCTGGATAGTCTCTCGAAATGAAGTTGATCCCACCAGATAGGAGATCCCTCGTCAAGAGAATCAGGATAACCTCCGCTAGCGCCAACGATCTCAACGCTATCCTCTACATAAGTCATTTTATCCATCAAGCACTCTGACGGAGATAATAACATTTCCTTGCCACAGAAACGGATACCGCACTTGCAGTTAGATCCAAGTTCCTGAGCCGACTCCAATTTCTTCCACATACGGTTACGGTAAGACGCCGGAGCCTCGCTGGTAAAGAATCCCTCGAACACCTTGTCGCACTCATCACACAACATGTTGGTATATACCTCTGTCTGGAAGCTATGCTGGCAAGCCGCAGGAGTACCGTAATCCGTGATCTCCAGTTCCGGGAAAGCCTGTTTGATTTCCTCCAACGCACTGTTTCCGCACTCATCATCCGGGATCGTGATATAATACTTCTCGGTGGATACCTTACAAGAACCACAAGCTGACCAAGAAGCGGTACGAACCGTAGGATTCTCACACATATCGGATGTCTTAGCCACATAGTAGATGATAGCCGTAGGATTGGCCTCCACGAAAGTAGAGATCTCCTCATCCGTAAATTTCTTGGAAGTAGCGGCAATATACAAACCTGATCCCTTGATCTGACTCATCTTATTAACCGTATCGGCTACAACGTTAGGCAATGACTCCACCGTAGTAGACATATCAACACCGTCATCCTCCAAGGAGATAGAATACAGATAACCACCCTTAACCTCGGTATAGTTAGGAGGACAATCCGTACATCCTTTCATGATAGAGATCAGACGTTGAGTATAGTCATTAGGCTTAGCCCCTTTCTTCATCACCTTATAACGTGACATGCTGCCGTTGATGCTCTCACGAACGATCTTCAATCCCGGGTATTGGGCGCGAACCTCAGCCAAGGCCAGATCGTCACCGGTATCACATACCTCCATGCAATAGAAGTTCACGTCCTCCGTATCAGGCTCCGTAGCCTCGTTAGTACATCTTGTAACCGGAGTGATATCAATATAATCAGATACCTTACCACCACCAGCGATAGGCTGGTTCTTCATCCTCTCGATACATTTCAGGACGGCTGGCAACAAATCAACCTCCTCGCAAGGATCGCACTCCTCGCATTGATTTGGCGTATTATCACAATCATCCAAAAGAATGGCGTCATTGATCTCAACACGACCCTCCTCATAGCCAAGAAGCTCAAAGGCACGACCAGCGAGAACCAAGCGGATAGCGATACGGTCTCCTTTGGAAACTGAGAATGCCGTGTCGTCAGAGACACCATTGTATCCTAAGATAACGTCATCGACATAAGCGTGATCCTTCTTCGGCCAGGAAGCGTAAATCTCGGTGATCTCATTCAACGAGAACAAAGGCGTGGAAAAATCCTTGTCATATATAGAGCGGGAAGCCGCTTGTTCATTACGACCGATACGGATCTCATAACGCTTGTCGTTACGAGGCTTACCGGTAAAGTCAGTCACGGCCTTACAACCGTTCTCGGAAGTATCTTTAGTATCATAAATACCGATCTGTCCTTCCTTCAAGAAGATGGAATCAACATCCACCATCTTAGCGTGTGGGGATACGAAAAGTACCCGGTCTTGCGGTCTGTGCAACATATAATTAATATTTTAGTTTAAAAATCATTCACTAACGCAAACATAATAATAAACGAGTTCACGACAATAAAACACGATCACGAGTGTATAGGCATATAAATAAATTACATTTTTTGTAAAAACATTATTTAAGCCGCTTTTTCTTATACATCTTCCTCATCATATCAATAAGTTCATCGAAGCTTTTTATATAACCCATATCTATAGCCCATATAAGATTGCCCTGTGTTTGCTCCAATTCCTTTAGCTCAGCTTCCGTGGCCTTATTCCTGATCATACTTTCATGGATATTAAAAACAATATAATTAAGACCCTTGGCGATCTTAACATAATCTACATCCTTAAATCTAGAAGCCGCCCTAGACAAAGCATTATACCTATCACCAGCCTCTATTCGATTAAGAATAAGCTTATCGGTTAACCACGTAACAACCTCGGCATACAACATAGGATTCAATTCCATAGCTACAAGAACCCATATATAAGGATTACACATAGTTCTCCTGTTCTCGCCCCTACCAACCGTCTTATAAGCACCAAACTTTTTCATTACTTTTATAAGAGACTCTTTTTCAACCATTTCCATAAAAACAGGAAATCCTGTTTCTATCATATATCCTTGTTTTTCAAGAATATAGTATATTCGCTCAGCACTTTCCTTGTTAGAAAGGATATTCTCTATCCTCTTATCATTCCATCCCTCCTGAATCCTTTTCCTGGTATAGGCTTCCTGTAAATCAGTCAACGACATGAAAGACGTTTTAGTGTCTTGCTTGATAGTAACACCAAAAAGATCCCTATCCTTGGAGATCATAACAACATTAGTTTTCATATTACATATATTTAATTGTTTAATACGATGAAAATATATAAATAAAAGTTTTACCGTGAATATATATACATAAAAATATATCAATATAAAATCATTATATTAAATATTTCATGAAATACAAAATATGTTTGTGATTTCTGGAGTCGGAGAAATCTCCGATTCCAGAGAATATGCATAGGATGATAAAAAATAAGCCTACCCATTTCTAGGTAGGCTTATCAATCAAAACTAGCGTTGTTTATTTAAAGGAAGCCACATTATCCTTATCCATTCTATATCTATACAATTCATTCTCATTAAGGTTGAATTGTTTAGCTACCATATCCAGAATCTCCTCCACCAAAGGATCGGGCAGCTCCGGGTCGATGTCCGTGGATTGGATACCGGCGGCGTTGATATACCCAGACAGGTCCACCCTGACAGGACGGCGGTAGTACGTCATCTTAACCTCCTCGGTACGGAAGCCTGACTCGTAGACCACAACCTTCCCGTTCCCTATGGAGTAGAATGTCTCACGGTAGTCGTAAGAAGGACGGTTATTCTCGTCTCCAAGAAGCTCATGGATATTCTCGTTCTTAGCCTCCCACATAACGAAATCAGCGGCCTCACATCCTTTGTATGAGAAAACGCCTTTTATGTTAGAGAACCATAGATAGTCATCAGGTAAGTTAAAGGACGTAGACTCAGGATCATCCATCCTACCAGCATTATCCAACGACATCCAATAAACAAGAAGGTTTTGGATGGAGCGTATAGTCTCGTCATCCTTCCTATTGAGATAGTACTTAACTAACCGGTCTTGGGCCTCGTTGAACAACAGCACGAACCTTCCCGGATCAAGCTTAATCCCGCCATTGGCCAGATTCTGCTCGTTCTTCTGCAAAGACCTTAAATATGCTTCTTGGATTGTCATCGTCATCCCTCCTTAACCTTATCACCTTCCTCTACGTCATCCTTCTTCTTAATATCCTTAACCTTCTTGGTCTTGGACTTATCATCGATATTAGACATAGATATGATCTCCTCATACTCATCCAATACATTAGCCTTTATGTTAATAAAGTCTTTCTTGGTAGCCAAGAACTCAGCGGATGTCCGAACGTCAGGCCCTATGATCTGGCCATTATATTGCAATCCGGATGGAGTCATATTGATACGACCATTTCGTTGAAGGACGTTTACGATACGGTAAAACTCAAGAACTTCCTTGAAATCACCTTCCAATGACCGATCCCAGATATCAAGCAGATAATCGACATTGGTCTTCTTCTCATTCATCCAGTTTGATAGAGATCCTGTATAATACTCATCCTCCGTGAAATCCGGGCGAGTGACGATACCGATGTAAAGAAGAAGATCGATGACAGCCTGACGATCGTCGCCGCCTTTCTTAAGGGCGCTGATAAACTTATAGCTGATGTTCATCTTATTGATCTCACGCTGCTGAACGAAATCCTTCATATTGTCTTTCTCCACGAAACAGAACATGGAGTTCATGAAGACAGGATCGCCATCCATTTCCTGAGGAGTCAACATGCCGGAAAATACAGCCAGATATAAATAAAATAGATCTACGGTATTAGCCGTATTATAAACCTTACCCATGAAGATCTTATCCTTAGCGTCATCCCAAAATTCTAAATTGGTTTGAGATAGATCCATCTGCGACATTTCCTCGAAAGGCTTCATGATATTATCTACCCGCTGTTTGACGAGCTTATCGATCTCATTCTTGTCAAGACCATTATAGCATCTTGATCTTGGATAAAAACCGGTGTTATAGGCCTTGGAGAAATCATCCCAAGGGCAACATACGTGAGTGGCGTTCTCCGGGAACGGAGCTTTAGCTATATTAGCGTCTTGAAAGGCCTGAGGAGCACTTCCATCGTGTTTGCCTACAACCTCATATAAGGTATCTGACATGATATTGAAACCGTTTACCTCGGCCAATACCTTCCTTGATTTTAAAATTTCTTTCATTTCCTTTTTGCGTTACTTTAAAAAAAGAGGAGAGGAATATCCTCCCCTCTAAAAACCAAATTACATATATGAAAAAACTTAGCCGAAGTAGTTCGGTTGAAGCTCGATAATCAAGAACTTACTGTTATCCATAACCCATGCTGCGGAAGCGGAGTGGCACCAGAATTGTTCTTTCATGCCCGGCAAGGATGATACGATCTCATTACCGTTGGCTTTGTGCGCCCAACGACCGTACTCATAGCCCCACCACATACTTACACCTTCTGGCTTGATATAGAATACGTTGTTATTCATATTACCTAACTTAGCGTTAGCCGTATTAGGAATAGCGGAATATGCGTTAGTTGATCCGGCGTCAGTGATATTCTCGATAATACAAGAATAAGAAGATCTAGGATACATGCCATTCACTAACTCGCTACGATCTGTCATGTCAGCGTAATCCAAAGAAGGATCGTGCTCGAACTCAACATTACCGATGCCCGGGATGAAAGCTCCCTTAACCTGAACCGGACCTAAGATCATGGCGTCATTAGTACCAGAGATAGGGTTAGAAGGCAACATCCTATCGCTTCCCATACCCCAGCTTAAGTTCTGCAAGGTAGTGAAGAACGATTCCCTGATCAACTTCTCTAAATTGATCATAGCCATAGCTCCTACCTTGAACTTAATCTTACGTTCCGTAATAGGAAGATCTTGACGACCACGGAAAATATAAGCGGCAGCAGCCATAAGAGTATCCTTAGTAATACCCATCGGGCGACTATAGTAGATAGTATAACCACGGCGAAGCTGACGGTAGACACCCTCATTCAAATGGATAGGACCATTTTGATCCATAATAATACCACCTTCTTGCCACATCAACTGTCTAGCTTCCAGCTTAACCAACTCAGCCATACAGAACACCTCCAGCGTGGACGCTACCTTAGCCGTACGCAAATCAAGTCTACCATTAACAGTCTTACCGATAATAGCCAAATCAGGAATATTACCCTCATACTCACTTCTCATGGCATTCATACGACGAAGAGCGGTCTCCACAAACTCTGAAGTGCTGTTCTGGGCGGCCTGCATGGACTTCATACCAGCATACATAGTTGTCTCACCCTCAACACCACGGTGGTTTCCTAAACGGAACTCACAGGTCATGGAACCAGCCTTGTCAGCTCCAGATACCTTAGAGAACTGGGTGCTATACTCTCCAAGAGCATGACCGATCTTCCAGTAACGGATACCCGGACGTAATTTATCTTTAGGGAAGTATTTAGCCTTTCCGCCGATAACACGACCCCAATAACGTGTCAAATCTCCTTCGGTCTTTGATGGAATCTCACCTGAGATAAGGATATTACAACCGTTAGCGGCATCGTAGGTAATGACATCATAAGCCGTAAACTCAGACGTGTTCAAAACGATATCAAACAAACTACCATCAATACCCGGTTTTAGATGATGACCTGAAGTATCCTCAGCCGTAACGACAGCGAATGTCTTTGTAACAGGTAAATCATAACGGAAAGAAGCTCCAATACCGTTAACGGAGATCGTAGCGCCGTTATTAATCATACCCATATACATCGGGACAGGATAGTTAGCGATATTAGAGAACAAGTTCAACAGACCCAAATGATTCTTATCCGGATCCTCATAATACCAGCTCGCCAATGAGCCTAAGTTATGCTCTACAAGCGAAGTCTTATAGTTCTTGGCATCGGTGAAGGCAATAACGTTATCACCATTCACGGTAGCCGGAAAACTTTTTGTCAAAAATGGATTCATTTCTATTTATTTTTAATGTTATACACTCTTTGATCCACTCAGATCAAGGAAGTTAGCCTCTATAGTATCATTATCGATATTATTTTTATTCTGCTTTCCTCCCTTATTGCCAGAAAGAAGAGTGATGGTCTTCTTATTGACCTCCATCTTAACCTTGTTAGTTTTCTGTTTAAGGAACTCGTCCTTATTCATCAAGAACAAGGCCAGATCAGCGGCCATGTCCGGATTCTTGATAGCCTCCGAATAAGCTTTATCTATAGCCGTATGACCTTGATTGTCTATCGGCTTGGTAACGAAATCGACAGCCTTACCTATCATCGTGTCAGTCAACTGGAATCCTGAGCTTATAGACGTCTTAAGACCTTTCTTATAGACTTTCATCTGCTCAACTAATTCCTGTCTCCTTTTCTCGGACTTTTTTTTCTCCTCCTCGATAAGGTTATCCATCTCCTTTTTCAGGATATCATGGAACTTATTGGCCTTGGACTCAATAAACTCATCGCCCTTGCCGATCATCATCTCCATATTATCCTTTATCTCGTCTTCCGGCATACCCAACATCTTATAATAATGCTGGATGACCGCAAGCTGATCATTCTTGTTACTCATATCAAGGTTGTCCAACGGAGCCTGAATGTTCTGATATTGGCTTAATAGTTGGCCAACGTTACCACCGGCCTTATCCACCTCTATCATCTTCTTCATAAAGTCAGACATAGAACCGGTATCAACCTTATCCTTCAACAACTCATCAGCCTTATCCTTGATCAATCCCTCCACTATATCGAGTAAATCATCCTCTTTAGTGATAGTAGAAAGATCGACCGGTTTATCATCTACCATAATATCAAGGTTGTCAATACTATCGATAATACCTCTAGCGGCCATCTTCTCCAAAAAAGATTTCCCATTAAACCCTGATACTACATTATTATCAGTACCGCCTTCGCCAAAGGAATCAGGGTCTGGGTTGGTAGCATCGCCGCCCTTATCCCCGCCACCGTCAGCCGCTCCGCCGTCGGCAGGCTCTTCCTTGGAATCACCTATAGGATTACCATCCTTATCATATTTACCCTCGATATTATTCTTATCGCCATCACCGTCACCACGGTAAAAAAGCTCCTCGACACTCATGGTCTTAAAACCCTTAGCGAAATCACCCATGTCATTCATACAATTTCCTTTTTTGCTTTTTACAAAAGTATTATTAATCCAATTACCAATTAAATCAAACCCATTATAGTATATGACAGAATTTTACGCCAAAATGATTACAGATTTTGTAAAAAAATATTTACAAAACTTGTAATCAATTCTTGTTTATTATTGACGTAAACCTATCTGTATCAGAACGTTTGTTCCTAGCATCTATCTCCTTTTCCTTTAATTCCAACTTCCTTTTCTCTATCTCCTCACGAGATCTTCGCTCAGCCTCGGCGTTAGCCTGTCTGGTTCTCATATCCTCTTCCTTGATATCAAGATCTCTTTCCCTTAAAGCCCTATCAGCCATAGCCTCGACATAATCCATGCCTTCAGAGTTGTTCTCGGTCCTAGCCGCTTGACCGGCGGCCATTATGCTCTTACCCCTTAAGTCGAAGTTGCCCTTGATATAAGCCAGCTCCTTATCCTTCTCATGCTCATCATTACGTGCCTGTTGCTCGGCCTCGGCTTGCTGCTGGACAAGTCGTTGTTGATTCTGGTACTCCTCCTGTCTTACACGATCTGCGTAAGATCTGGCATCCCTTCCTATCTGATTCATCTCAGCCGTCGAGTTGGCATTCATCATTCTAGTGATATCAAGCAAGTCATTGCCCAAAGTATTCGTCTGTAATATATATTGCTTCAAATTCTCCAATTCCAGACGTTTCTTGGAATTAGAGACAGCCATAACATTAAGATGACGTAACGACAAGCTATTATCCGTAAGACTGACGTAAGCCAAGGACAGATCGCTGTTCCTGTACATCACGGTCCAATCGTATCCTTCCTTCTGGCATACTTGAGCCACGGCTAGATGAATATCCAATGTCCGTTTCTTGAAGTCATCGAAATCATTAAAGTAAGTCTGGGTCTGTAGCATAGTAGCGTTAACTCCCTGTTTTACGCCCGTAGAACTCTCGTATCTAGTTGACTGACCCATCGCTTGCTCGGATATACCTATCATCCTATAAGCCATCATATAGGCGTAAGACGCCATTTCCATACGGGATCTTATCTGATCCGTATTAGTAAGATCATATACACCGAACTGATTATATATGCTGCTCATCTGCGGATTCTGGTAAGGATTGTTTGTGTCATTACCACCTACACCCATAAATGAGACGGACTTAACGATCTGCATAAAAGTAGCCAAAGCTCCCTTCTTGTCCATCATATCCTTATATTCCGTAGGCAGGAATCCTAAGTCGCCTAAGAAGAACTTACCGATCTCCTTCTCGGCGTTATTGTATAGCTGGTTCATAGCAAGGTTATACATCATCTGGAACGGCTGTATGCGATCAGCGAGACTAGCCCCTATAAATCCAGAAACCGGAATGACATAATCATACAGACTGCTGTCACCATGTATCTGATGAGGTATTGGATCCCCACCGATATATATAGGCTTATCCATTAAATTACCTCCGGTGATCTTAACGCCAAACCTAACCTCAGGGACATACTCCAAGATATAGGTGTTCACCTCAGGATCACCAACGGCTTCGGCCATAACCCTCTTCACTTTCTTGATACCGTTCTTCTCCAAGAACTCCGGGAGCAGCTCATCGGTAACAAGCTCCTGATCCACCATCCCAGTCTCCGTCATGTAAGTTATTAGAAATACCGGTTTCATGGACACCCAATATCCCTCCATAACCCTAAAAAGGCGGGAATCTATCTCATATCTCTTGCCATTGGACATGTCAGAGTTAAAATAGCCAAATGGATGGAAGCGGGGCAAGAAGCGGGGCTGGGTGTGTTCCTCCCCGTCCGGCCCGAAGGTGTGGTACTCGCCCATCGGAACACCATAATAGTCCTCAGCGGCAACTATAGACTCATAGTCATGGTATCCTTTCCATGGAATAACCTCATTCTCGTACATACCGGTAATAGACGGCTTCTTTTTCTTCCAGTCATACCTAGTACCGTCATTAGATACCCATCCCTCATAATCATCATCACCTCCCATAATCCGACGCTTGTCCTTGGCCGTCATCTTATGGCCGTATCTTGATATCAACTCAACACCCTCGTAATAATGAAGACGACCTACATAAGATCCATATTGCGGGTATTTCACATCAGGATGGAAAACCTCCATCGGACTCCATACCTCCGGACGATAGTAGTCGAAGCCAACGAAATGATTCCGGAACATCTTTCCGCTAAGAAGACGATCCCTGTAATTCTCCCTGTCAAGCTCATCCATATAAAACCGGCTACGATCAGCCTCGATCGTATGATCTCCCCATACAGCCGCCTGCGTCTTCCACCTGGTACTCATGAACCTCTGGATATCATCAGGGGTCATAGACGTCTTGGCCTGTTGGATTTGCTGAACATAAGCCTGACGCTCCTCCTCAGAGTTAAACTCATTGTACGTAGGATCAAGACCAGCCTCTACAAGGCGTTGGTTAACGATAATATCCCATTGCTCTTGAATATGGCGATGAAGAAGATTTGACATCGTATCCTCATACTCACTTATAGCCATATCCCCTACCTCATTAACCGTATACTTATCCTGTAGGTTTGTCAACCATCCCTCAAAAGCGTTTACAATACCACCTATGATATCATAATGCTTCAAGAAAGAGGGTATCCTTATATCACTCCTTAACTTCTGTACGTTTCTTAACTGTGGGATAACATCCGCCATCTCCATAAAAGATAACTTACCATCCGCCATTAGATAATAGTCACGGTACATCTGGTTGCGATCATACTGTTTCAATCCTATCGCCTCAAGAGCGTCCATACAATCCTCTTTCCACTTCCTGTTCTTTTTCTTCGTGGAAATAGCTTGAGGAGGTAATCCTAATAACGCTCCTTTTGCTGGAAACGAATGATCTCTATTGAAAATCTCCATATCAATCCAATTGTTTTTAGCAAAGATAAGTTATTAAGCAACACTAAACTACCGAAACGCACCTATAGATATCGATCCAAAGGCAGAGGCATATACCTCATGGTGTTTATAAGCGTCTTCTTTGCGGGCATTATTCATCTCCTCGATCTTCGATTTAGGCATGTAGTTATTATCGTCAAAATATCTGGCGAGAACCAACGCATGCCCGAAGGCTATTATCCTATCGACGTTCAATCCGGGCTTATACTGTATTATCTCATCCAATAGGGCTATATCATCGATCAGCTCAATACCCTTGACAGTTATATCAAGACCAGTCTGATCATCATAACCAATAACGAAATCCTGCCAGCAATAATCCACGACGCACGAGAATAGCAGGTTCTGGTTGCCGGGGGTCGGGTATAGCCCCAGCTTGCTGTTCTGCCGGGAGCCGGCCTTCACATACTTATTGGCTATTGCCTCACCAGCAAACAGAAAGAAAGACGCTGGCATACCGCTTTTACGGTTAAGATACTGCTCATACATCTGGTCAGCGTTCTCCATAAGACATATAGCACCATATCCTTTCTGAAGTACCTCGCACGTACGGCAGAATTGGTCTATAGATGATGGGCGGGATACGTAAGAGGCAACTATTCTATAGGCATAAGGATCTCGGATACCAACACGTCTCTTGAATACATAAAAAGCACCTAATGAAGGGGTATCAGACTTGGCCTGTTTATAAGGGTCGCAATTGTGAACAGATATATTCCTTAATAAATAATTATTCGTATCACATTCAAAATTATACACAGGACCGGTATACTTTTCTTTAGTTATAGATGATATCCTGACATATATATACTTATTATCATTACTAATAAATATACCTGTGGAAGGACTTTTTCTTGTGCTGGTATCCATACATACTTTAGACAATTTAGATATATAATCAGGAGTTAATGTCTCAACCAACTTCATGAAATACACAGTATAGTTATGGCCTATCCTTAAATGATAACATGATCTTTGAGATTTAACCTTATTGCCATCTATATATTCAGCCCTATTTTTTTTCATTATGGATATACCTCCAACTACTCCAAGAGATAACAATATATCCTGTATACCCTCAAGAAGATCCATACTGACACTTACGAAATCCATGCCCGAATAATTGCGAAAATCATTATGGATAGATCCATCCGTATCCAGATATCCATGAATTAAACTAACCTTCATGCTAAACGGGAGGTATTTAGCAAATTCAGGAATATATTTACCATAACAATATTTACCAAAATTATTAACAAGCCACTCGCTTAGATAAACATGCTTAAAATTTAATTCCCAATTACCCTTCCTGCATCTCTCCGAAGGCTTAATACCAAAAAGATTATCTATAACCTTGTAATACCTATCCCTCTCTTCTGGATAGTCAAAACAAATAGCCATCTGTACACGACACTGCTTATCAATCCATCCATTCCCTAGCCACATCCCGACAAACCACCAAAAATCATCAGAAAGCATATAATCCCTAAATCCCGGAATATCCATCCTTTCTTCGGCATACATATTTGGGATCCTTGTCCACTGTCCCTCTTTTATATCCTTGACAGGTATGTAATCAAACTTGAATAAATCTTCCCTAACCCTTCTCCCTACGGTCTTATGATCAGAAACAAAAATAGGATGATCAGAAGTAAATCTATTTATTCTTACGCCATTATACATCTTTATCGAATAAAGATCCTCTTCGACCATATTTCTGACAAGTCTCTTGCGTATCCTAACATTATCCCCTTCATTATTAACCAAGAAATCATCATAGTCAACATCCTCTACATTCTTATATCCATCAGGGGTCAACACCCTTTCTCCGGGAGGCATACATCCTGCGACATAAATAAAATCATCAAACCTATTAGATTGAGGCATCTCAAATATCTGGACAGGAGCGTCAATAACACCGCCGCTAAACGGGAATCCAGCCAGTTGCTTATTCGATTTAGTAGTCCCCAGTTTATTACCTGACTCAAGAAAGACATCACACAGCATACCGCTATATTGCCCCGACTCAAGAAGATCATTCTTATGCTTGATAGCGTACTCGACCGGAAATAGGTTATGGGATGAGCTTAAAAAACAGTCATCGATCGTAAATGGATAGAACATAGTATGAGAAGTGTACGCAACCCTATCTTTTGTAGATAGTTTCTTCCGTTCCTCATTAAGTTTATTGGTACTAGCCTCGAAATCAGTAGCGTCGATCTTGATCTTATTAAGCTTCTTGTCATCAGGCTTACCAAGATAATCGCCCAATCCTATAGTTCTCTTAACACCGGAGTTAGCCATCTGACCGGGAACGAACATCGCCCATTTCCGTTCTTTCCATGTTTTCCCTTTCATGGCTCTACGATTTAAAATATCCCAGTCCATAACCAGAAGATTGTAGGTCTCAGGATCAGAAAACATCTCCTGAGCGTCCTTGGATAATTCCACCTCACCACCGGTACCAGCCAAGATCGGACTGAGACGCCAGCCGTAAGGAGTGTCGTATGACGGCATGGCGGCAGTGTACGGCTTCTTGATAGGTCCCTTACCTACCTCGTCGAAAATAGCCGTGGCGGGGGTCAGACCGGCAGTCTTCTGCGTGGATGTCTTCCTACCCATGTTGATATTGGCTATGGATATTATGGCATGAACATCACGAACCCCGTTGGACATACGCTTGCCTAAGGTGACACCAGAACTCCAATCGGTATTGGTCCTGTTGATCCTGAAAAAAGGATGCACATGATCAAGACCATACTCACAATACTCACCTATATTAGATAAATCGCTATCGCTGAAACCTACCACGGAATGACTAAGCCCGATCGTCATGGTAGCGTTCATCTGAAGAAGGGATGACATGATAGTCGTATTATGGGATACGACAAAATTGGTAGTAAGAAACTGATGAGATTTATTATCTACCTCAATACAAGTAGCCTTATACTTCCCGTAATAATCTATATCGGATATCATAAGTCTGTTATGGGTCTTGGATATATACATATCATCACCATCCATGACGCAATAATATCCCATAGACCAGAATATTCTTCTTACGAAGGATATAATATACTCACTTTTGTAAACAACCTTAAAACGATCATCGCCGGTGCTTATACCGCAAGCTATCTTCATGAATGAGCTTATAAACAACTCTTTCTGTTTTTTGGATGAATAAATGACATCATCCATCTCCTTCTTGCTTAGCTCAAAGATCCTGTCGGTAGCGCCACAAAGGAAGGAGGCGACCAGAGACCCCATGAGCTGGGGTGATATCAGCCAACGCCGCTCAGGAAAATCAACCGCATCCCCCATATCTATAGTCATTTTAGAGAAGTCAGAGTGGATAATACCCATCGTACTCATGACTTTATAATCACCATGATACTTGACCTTCCACTGGTGCTGCCCGCAACACACCACGCCGCGACCGTCCTCAAAGGTCACTTTGTACGTATCAACGAATCCCTGAGGATATACGCCCACTATGGTAGTAAGATTCCCGTCATCACCGTATATGATATCTCCTATGTCGGCGAATCCTATTTTCTTGGAACCATAAGGAGTGTATATAAGCTCCGAGTCCAGAAGAGCCTTGCCAAAACGACGAGTACCAAACATCCCCAACCCTTTCTTCTCCTGACGGGCACGTTGGTACATCTCGGCGAAAAACCATTCATTGTCACGCAAACGACTGATCGCTGGCACACGTTCCCCGTTTGGAAGATCCTGGAATACGGGAAAGAAATTAACATGCCAATAAAGCCATGGCGGGATGAACGTACCGTTGATAGTTATCCCGTTCTTGACCTTATAAGCCTCCTCTGTAAAGAACTGCTTAACATCATCATCTTGATCCTCCCAGCCGAACAAATCGTTCCACACTGGAGGATTCTTCATGTTTACATAAAATTCTGGACTCGTGCTTAACCCCATCACTTCATACTTTTTAATACGGACTCTATACCTCCAGACACTTGTCCCTTACGTTCCTTCTTCTGGACATTGCTGACACTCCTGTATACATCCATGATCCCACTCTTCTCCATATACGAGTCATTCCATACGTTAATCTTATCGATCAGCTTGGATATGAAATCGAACGCCCTAGCCATATCCTCAGGCTTCTCCTTATCCCATGGATGCTTGGCGATATACGTCTTGGCGTCATCCACGGCCTTGGATATGACCTCAAGATTGTCATTAACCCGATCAACATCCTTACTCGTCGGCTTTCGTCTTCCCTGTGGCATTGGCTTTCATATCCTTAAACTCGTTATACTGTTTCATAAGAAGCTTATAAGATTGAACAACCCCGATCTTACTTACTTCCGTCACGCTCATGTCATGGAACATATCCTCAAGCTCCTTGTCAGCATATCTAAGACGTTCCTTGTCATCATAAAACACGAATCCAGACGTTCTGTCTTCTATAATACTCTTGGCGGTGGACGCATATGTCGTGTCTAAATCCAGATCCATACCGAAGCTGGTAGCCAACTGGATTATGAACATCAACCTAGAATTGACTTTTACAGCCTCTATATTCAACATCTGTATCTTATGGGTCATCTCATGAAGAACGACAAAATCCTCCTCTTTTATCAACGAAGATGATTTAAGGGCTATCTTCTTAGTCCTATCCTCAATATCGCTATACAGACGCTTGCTCTCACGTTTTATGGCTATCCAATGCCTTATATGAGTATCCGCCTCTTCTTTAAGATAATCCCTGATCTCTTTTTTGATATCCTTATCCTCTTCCATTATAATCACACGTTATAATCATTATTATTTAATTCAATCTCATCACTGATGCTTTGGTCTATAGACCTCAATAAATCCATGGTATTAACATCCCGCAAGAAGCGGACATTACCACCATTAGCCCTAGCTATCCTCCTTAAAGCGGAGTAAAGTATATCACCCAACGAATATTCAGGCAACTCACGGCATCCGACTTCCATGACAATAAGGGCATGGATACGATCATCTATCTTACTTCTTACGGGACTTCGCATAGTATTTACTTATAAGCTTCCCCTATAATACGTAGCGGGAAATGTTTGAAATTACGTTCAGGATCATCCTTCGTATAACCCATAAGAGATAGATGTTTCTCAAAATGACCTTCCGTATATTTTGAGGTATCTAACGTCATCCTAAATATAGTTCTATTCTCATTGTCAGGATGTTTGTTATATGACACGTTCCCTATACATCCACATGAAAGATGATGCTCCTTGACATGGAAACCATCTTTATGGGTGATAAATAACACGATTTCTATCTTATCACCTATTTTCTGATCAAAAATATTTAGATAAAACTCGCTCTCGTCATCCGTAAGTCCTATATCAAAGGAATCGTTAGGGCACTCGATATTAAAATCGTTATGATCGGCCGTTATCACCTCCATAGCATTCCATTTGGCTTTCTCTCCTTCCACGAACTTCAACGGACATACCTCGGTCTTCATCCAAGCCTTTTCCTTGATAAAGCAACCGCACAACGAGCATGCCTGTCTTCCCATCAATCTTTGCAGCAATACCTTAGCTGGTAACTTAAAGAAAGCTATATTAGAAGAGTTATTAGGACATTTCTTGCATAAATCAAGACGATTCTTGTACCACTCCGGATAATCCTTCTCATCCTTAGGAATCCTACCCAATAAACTGTCTTCCCAAGCTTGGGCTATTACTTGGGCTTTACCAATTGTTTGCACGATAATTATTTTTTAAACTGTTTTTGTTGAAAATCCTGTAATTGTTCCCATGTCATTCCATACCGACATTGATACATGGCCTCATGGTTATCACGTATAAGAGGATCTCCGTTCTTCAACCCCTCCATATCCTCTATCGCCTTAATCTTCTTATCCAGACAATCAAGCTCAATAGGCATCCTTTCATCCGGATAACGATTACCTTCCTTGACAAATATCCGGCGTATCTTATCACGCCTTACCCGCATCTCTCGGAGATTGCATACAACGTATCCGATAAACGGGATTCTGATAGATATATTGTCAGTATACCTAGCTAGGTGGTGGACGTAAGATACGGATGCTTTCATGCACCACTCTACCTGTTGTTTGGTAAACTTCCCATCAGATCTTCTTACCACCTCATCCACGATATCCCTATCGAATGAAATAAGATTCCTACCCATCAATATCCAATTTGTTTCTCTTGAACACAAACCCCATTACACGGGTATCATCACCCTCCCCGTCAAGAATAAAATAGTTACGTAAGCTTCTCATCTCAATAGACAGCTCACGGGTACGGAAGTTCCCGTTCTTCTTGTCCACCAGAAAACCCCCACGTTTAAGCTCGTTGTTCAGGACAGCGACGTAAGATTCCTTCTGTCCATGACAATCCATGTACTTAGCCCTGGTATCATCAGAGTATCCGTAGTTGATGTAGAAAGAAAGTAAGTTTATCGTCCTTTCAGTAATCAAGCTCCTACCCCTAGAATCCAGATAGCCGTTGTATATCCTTAAGAACTGCTGGATCATATCCAACCTAGTATCATAAGGCAATGCGAATACGAAAGCTTTCCTCTGTTCCGGCATATAAAATTAGTTTTAGGCAAAACTACTTAAAAAAAATATCGTTGTCAAGAAATTATGCCATAATCAACATAATATATGTTGATTAGCATGTATTTACGAATATCCAAAGGGAAAAGGTGGTGGAAATGGCGGAGGAAGGCCGAATGAGTCCACCGTAAGCCACGGCAACGAGGCCAGTTGAGCACCGGCCATACATGCCTCCGAGCGGCGGTGGACAGCCCTATCCTGCCTCACGGGACAAGACCTCACTTTTTTTTCTTTGGCTTCTGCTCCACCCGATCCCCCTACCGGGGTACCGGCTTCCGGTATAAGATACGGCTTCTACCATGTTTAGCCTGCGGTATGCTACCTGACGGCACCATACCTTGGCGGTAAAAAGCAATGTTTTATTAAATAGAGACTTTAATTGGAGTACACAGGAACTCGACGTCAGGAGAGGTTCTGTGTACGGATAGAGATATTAGAAAGTAGTATATGTTTATAGAGTTAATTATATTTAATAAATATACCTATTAACGCGCGCGTAACAAGTAGGTTGAGAAAAACGATCGTTCACGCGCACAGCGTTTTACGAACATTACCTACCCTCCTTAAACAACAAATGGGCGACCTTCACAGGCTACCCATCCATCCGAATAACTTGTTTCGTATTGATGAAACTTGTATATTCGCAGCAAATAAAAAAAATATGAATACAAAGATAGCACTTTTACAGAAAATGAAATCAAATTTCGATAAGATTCTTACCGAAGCGTATATCCCAAAAGATATACAAGCAAAAAAAGATGAGCTTGGATGCCTAAGGCTTCCGGCAGGATCACTTGTCTGTCCAGTAGATTACAAACCTGTAACTAATAAGGACGGGAAGAAGGTTACGGCCGTAAAATACTCGAACAAGAAAGATAATATAAGAGGTTCCGGTATGGTTATAGAAAAGAAGTGTAAGCAGGTAACGGCTTATCTTTCTATCATAAATGTACAGAAGCATGTATTTTTAAGAAATAGGATGAGAGATGGTTACCGTGACCGTATCGAGATCAATACCGATGATTTTATAGATATCCTATCCGATGGCATAGCTTATTTCTGCTACAAACATGTTATAGAGAACTGCCATGAGGATATAGACTATCAGCTAAATACGCTTAAGGCCTATGCCGAGGGCGAGATAAGAATAGCTTTACCTGATATCATGATCTACTCGTATAAGGCTAAGAAGAATGAGGATACGAAAGACATATTCGTGGGTAAGAAAAGATCCGTATACAAATGTCTGGATAAGAATTTAAGCTCAGACGAAAGACGGAATATGGCTAACAAAAGCCGGAAACTTGATCGGGTAAGAATCCTTTCCAAGATAATATTCAGGGCCAGAACCAGAAACGTACATCATATATACAAAGTAACTAAAAGAAAGACAGTTAAGTTCAATGTAGCATACCTTCTTAATGAGTTGAATAAGAAGCTTGCAGGAATAGGTATGCGTGAGATATCGCAATCCACTATATACAGATATATAAACATGTTCTTGGATATGTGCAAGAAGAATATATCCGATTTGTATGATGAGGTAAAAAAATACAATGGAATAGCGAATACCAAAGACAGGAAGAACGTAACTATCGGATGCTTACGACTATTATACAAGGGGAAATATATGCATATCCTTATATCGACAGAATACATAAGAGATGTATTTTTAGGAGAAAAATCTTCTGAGATGAGTAAAGCTGGATGATTTGAGTATCAGATATAAAATTTAATATTTAAATATTATTCACATTTATTTTTAATAGTCAATTATAACTATTCGTATCTTTGTACCATAAACTTAAAAAGATATGGTACAAGAAGATTTTAGAAATGAAAACGACCTCCTTCGTCATATTATGACGGTGGATCAAAACGTAGAGCAAGGTCGTGCCTTGAAAAAGATTTTCACCACTAGGGAAAATCTGTTTATTACCGGTAGAGCTGGTAGTGGTAAAAGTACGTTCATGAGACGTATCGTAAAGTTCTTGGGTAAATGTGTTATTGTAGCTCCTACTGGCGTGGCTGCATTGAACGCAGGAGGGCAGACCATCCATTCGTTTTTCTCTATAAAGAACGATCCTTATATTCCTTCTATCGAGAGAGGTATGTTGTCTAATAAGGTGGATGTAAGTCCGTTTATGAAGAAGAAGATCAGAAACCTTGATACTATCGTTATCGACGAGATCAGTATGGTAAGACCTGATTTGCTTGATGAGGTGGCTGACATACTTAGACAATGCAGGCGTAGCAAGGAACCTTTCGGTGGGGTTAGGTTGATTATGTTTGGAGATCTATCACAACTACCTCCTGTGGTAACGGCGGATGATTTTATCGACAGGTATTATGAGAGCCGGTTCTTTTTCTCATCTAAGGCATTAAGAGCCTCAGGATTCTCGGTCATTACCTTCGAGAACGTGTTCCGTCAAAAAGATCCTCAGCTTCTTTCAGTACTTGAGGATATAAGATGTGGTGTTATTACCGATGAGTCAAGACAGATATTGGATAGTAGGGTCAAGTGTCCGGATAATATGGATAATACTATAATTATATGCTCAACTAACAAAGAGGCGTATGAGATAAATAAGACTAATCTTGATAAGATCAATAATAAGGTATTTAAGTTCGATGCTACTGTATTCGGGGAAAAGCCTGTAGCTCCCTGTGAGGATGAGCTTATAGTAAAGGTAGGAGCTAAGGTCATAATAACCAGAAACGGCAATGGATATGTCAATGGTTCGATGGGTATCATAACCAGCATAGATACTGTTGATGAGACGATATATGTTCATCTAGATAACGATACTGAGGTAGAGATAACCAAAGAGAAGTGGGAGAAGATAAAGTACAAGCAGGTGGATGATTCTCTTGAAGGCATTTCTTGCGGCTATATAATACAATATCCATTGAGGTTAGGATACGCTATAACCGTTCATAAATCTCAGGGAATGACTTTAGATAATATATTCGTAGATATCAGCAGAGCCTTCGAAATAGGGCAGATATATACCGCTCTATCAAGATGTAGGTCCATAGACGGTCTTTATCTAAAATCAATTCCTAAAGAAGATATGGTTCTGCTAAGCGATAAGATATCTGACTTCATAGATAAGGTGGATGAGAATGAGGGTGTATTACATCCAGAGAAGATTTCCGACATCGGTAAGGGTATGATAAAGAAGCAACAGGATTTGTTTAATTTTGAGGAATTTGGGTTGTAATGGCTAAGAAAGAACTTTTTTCAGACGTAGATGAGTTAGTATCATCTTTAAATAAAGAGCTTGGAGAAGGCTCGATAATGAACTTCGGTGACGATAAGCCTATAATATCCATACCAAGGGAAAGCACTGGTTCTCTGGTGGTGGACAAGGCCCTCGGCGGCGGATGGGCGGTAGGCCGGATCCATGAGCTGGTCGGGATGGAATCTTGTGGCAAGACCATGATGTGTACGTTAAGTATGATCGAGTTCCAGAAAAAACATCCAGATAAGCTGGTAGCTATAATAGACGTGGAGAACGCTTTCGATATTGAATACGCTAGGAAAATGGGATTAGATATAAACCGGTTTTTGATCTCCCAACCAAGCTACGGGGAG